GAAGTAGTCCATTGACGGGTCATTGCCTGTATAAACATCCAGCAATCCAGCGTCGTATAACTCTTTGTACTCAGAGTAAATATCATAGTCTCCTTCCCATATTTCTATAATCTTTGGCCTGTTATCGTCTTTTAGGTCATACAGGCATTTAGACAAGCTTGTGTAATTTCCGTTCACAGCAGTTTTTGTTACTCGGTAGACTGTTGGTACATCTGTAGCCTTTTCAGCTATCGAATCTGGTACGAAAACAGTAACGTTTACTGTATCAAGTTGACCGTTCGGATTATAGAAACTCAGATACCTCTTAACACCGTCATTTGTAAATAGCACTGTATCATTCCATGGATTAGCCCGCTTATAAGAAGATGTATAGCCAGAGCCGAAAACATTGATTGTGTTAGTTCTCGCGGTGTTAAATTTAACAAGGTATGTTGTATGAGGTTGTAGAATAAAATCTGTCTGTAAAGTTTCGGTTGCCGTGAAATGCCCTGTGTATTCATACAACAGGCCCTCAACTTCTGAAATGTTATCAAAAGACAAAATCTCTGTCCAGTCGTTCCAACTTTCCGGAGACCCCCACGATCTTCTCGTGAAAATGCGATTCGCCTTAGACACAGCGAGCTGACAAGTTCCGGGGTTTGAACTACCAGTACCATTGAAAGTTACAATAGTGCCAAGAAATGAATCAAAAGGTAAATTAGCAACCTCTGTCGATGTATCACCTCTCAGATACACTCTATTTACAGCCAATTCATTCAAATCTGTAATATCAGTACTTTGCAGAGCATCAACGTTAGCGCCAAATTCACACGCACGCCATGAACTCCATGTACCAGTTGAATCAGTCGCTCGCGTAAACTGCCCTCTCGGTGTTGTATAAATTTGAACGCAATAGTTATTAAATGGTGCTGTATAAACAGTCAGCCATCCAACACGGTTTAATTCAAACGGTGTGTTGTCTACTCCGGTAGGAACTGGAATGATATAAATACCGGGTGTAGTGATGTTGTTCAAATCCTCACTTTCACTGATATATCTGACAAACTTAATATCTGAAAAGTACCCAAATCTGGCAAAATTCTTCACACGATAACGTGCAAAATTGATTCTAACATACTTTGCATTGTAGAAATTTGAAAGTGTTGAAGTAAGCAGGTTATCCGAATACGCATTAGTACCTGTTCCAATATAGGTTTTATCTGAGCGATACCAGAAAACCATACTGGTTTGAGGGTAGACAGTATCACTATTAGGCAAATAAATATTTCGATTTACTGCTACAGTGTTCACGCCATCTGGCAATTCGATGTAATCTGACAGCAGATAATTGGCATTAGTTTTTATTTCTCCGGTTGCAGAAAGGTAACTTCCCTCTGTCATTTCAACTGTGTTAAGGTCAACATAGTCAGCCAAAGAAAAATTGTCATCTAATGCGTTATTTAATTCACCCACCTGCTCCCTGATCGCCTCGCCGAGCGTGGTATGTGTTACGCCATCCACGTCGATGCGCGCGTTCTCGACCTCCGCCGCGGACGGGGCCTCGCCGCTGGGGGCGATGATCTGGTTGATCTGGGTCTGAAGGAAGGTATCGCCATTCTCGCGGTTTGCGATCTCCGTGTTGACCGCGGACGTTCTGGCCGCGGTCTCGGCCGCGATGCTCTGCTGAAGCGCGGTGTCCGCTGCCGCGCGGGCAGTAGCCTCTTCGGCGATGCGGTCTCCGGTCGCCTTGGCCTCTGCCGCCTGATCCTCCTGCGTCAGCGTCTTGTCGATCGTGACCTCCATCGTAGGGATCGCGGTGATCGCACTGGCAAACGACGTGGGGCTCATGAGCTCGTCGTCGCCGCCCTTTGCGCGGATCGCGTCGGCTGTGTCTTTCAGGATCATCTCGTCGATGGATACTCTCGCCATTAGTATGTCCTCCTCTCTGCTTCTTCAAGTGCACCCGTGAGCGGGTGCTTTACAATAACCAAAGTGCACTGAAGATCGCTGACCTCGCTCAGGACAGATTTCACGCCCGTGCTCGTGCTCGTCATCGCGTTGCACTGGGCCAGCTCCCCTCCAACATCGTTGCCCTCAAATATGCCGCCGGTATACACGGCGGCCAACACCATCTCCATACCGAGCAGTGTATAGTCAAACTGGACGGCGCTCATCGTGCTTGACCCGACGCGCGCCCGCGTGGAGTACAGCATGCACGTATCATCGAGCCCAATCACGGACAGGCCGGAGATCGACAAAAAGGCGTTTGCCTCGTTGGTCATGATCTCGTTCGCCAGAGTATCCACGCTGATGTGGTTTGCGGTCATAATTGTCGCCACCGTGCCGGTGTACGTCACGACGCTGTTCGGATTCGTGCTGCTGTCCGGGGCTTCTCCGTCCGCACGCTTCCACTCGCCGGACACATTGAGCATGTAGCTCGGAAGCCCTGTAGTTGCGATGATCGCAATGGAGCCGGGAGACAGTTCACCCTCACTGGCCGAAAGCGTTTTCAGATCGGCCTCGCTGTCAAGGACCGCCATGACCTCGCGCCCGGACTGGAAACTGTTCTTCTGACTCCGAATGATTTTATATGCCACTTACCTCTCACCTCTCTCAACCAAAGATCAGATAGTAATAAGTCTGGCCGAGCGTGTTGAACTGCTTCGCCGCGTTCTCAGCGCTGTACCAGCCCACCCGCGTTGGCGTCGCGGCGTCGTACACGACCGTGCAGCTCCCGCCGGTCACGGCCATGCGCCCGGTCGTGCCGGGGATGATCGGATGGAGCTGCTGCACCGCGCCTGACTCGTCCCAGATCAATACTGCTCTGGCACGGTGCCACGTGCTCAGGGTCTTCGGGTTTTCCTGCCCATACGTGCCTGTGCCCAGGTACGTCCCGGTACTCATACGCGTGGACGCGGGGATGATCGGGAGATAGCTCGTCTGCACGAACTCGTCCCCGTGCTCATCGGTCTCCCAAGAGCTCGTGTAGACCTGCAGCACGTCGTCGAACGCGTCATCCCCGGAGAACGGCGCGATCATTAAGCCCGCCGCCTGCGGGAGATTTCCGCCGCCGCCCTTTTCCTGCACATGCAGCCGCATGTGCTTGTCGGGTGCGACGCTCACATCGCCGTAGCAGTTGCCACCGCTCGTTTCGTTCAGTACGAGCGTCGGCGTATTTTTGCTGATATACAGGTCTCCGTCCATTGTGTCGCCATGCTTATCAAATGGATCATCGAGGCCCTTTGTGTTCATGGGCGACACGAGCTTATCGTTCACGAAGGTCTTGATCTCGTCGAACAGATACTGCATGTCCTCCCGGACCTTTGTCTCGCTTGGTTCATACGTCGGGAAGTCCGTGGCGTTCTTCCAGTCCTTAGTGTATTCCAGATTCTCGTATGCCATTTCATCACCTGTCCTTTCCGAGGAAACGGTAGTAGATTTCAGCGCTGACGATTGCGAGGTCTTGGAACGGCTGCGCGTTTTCAAGACGCATGGCAAAATGCTTCAAATGCCGCGTGCAAGGCTTTCTGCGTCCTACTTTCGCGTAGCGGTTCACTGAGAGGATACGCTGCGAGAGGTCGCGAGGGACCAGATGCCAACCATAGGCTTTGATGTTCGTTTTGTCCTTTCGCGTCTCGTAGTCGGTATCATACGTGATCGTGATGTCCGTGTTCGTGTCAGAGCGCACGGCGAAGATCACACGCATGATGTCCTTGAGCCTGTCGTAGCTGCCAAAGAACTGCGGCGGGAACTGGTAGCGCTTCTTAATCGCTTCCCCGCCGAAGTCCGCGAATGTTCGTTCATACACGCACACACGCCCGCTCTGGTCGATCTCGTACGTCTTGTTGTCCGGCGTATAGCTCACGAGCTCGTGCGCATTGTCCGGGATCATCAGACGCGTCGGTGAGAAGAAACTGACCGCGCGAATATTGTCCTGCGGGAACCACGAGGGGTTCTTATAATCGCTCACCGTGTAGTCCCAAAGATACGCGAGCCCATCCCCGCCAACAAGCCAGTATCGCTTCCCGTCATCCCACGAACTCACGTTATCCGGTACGAAACGCTTACCGTCCGTAGTCGTCATCGTGCGCACCGCGTACAGGAGCCCGTGTCGCTGGTCACTGCCATTGATCTTCCGGCTCATTGGCACGAGGCTGTTCTCATTCGCCCAGTTGGAATCGCGGATCGTGTACACGCCGACACTTGTGTTCGCAAATACGAGGTTGTTGTCAACAAGCTGAATGCTCCACGGGAGGTCGCAGCCGATCTCCTTGTTCACGTTCGTGTACGTGAAGCTGATGCTCTGCCGCCCGTCCACGTCCTCCACACCGTAGGTCGCTCTGCCGACACGGTCCTCGGAGAACACGAACAGGACGCCGTACTGCACCCCGAAACCGGTCACGCGGCTGTCTGTGTCGCCTGCGAGGTTGTAGTAGCTCACCGGCCAGTACGTCGGGTCCATCGCTACGCTGTTGTTGCTGTTCCAGAAGAACGCATTGTGCTGGGTGAGGCTGCCGCCCATCAGGATGCAGAGCTCCTGACCGCTGCCGAACGTGGTCGCGAAACGGCACTCACCGAACGCGTTATACGCCGCCTCGTTCGTCTTGCTGTACGTAATCTCCACCGTATTGTTCACCGCGGGGTCATGTACCGGGGGCGGGACGGTAAACGTCACAGTCCCCGTCTTCAGGTCAACGGTATAGGGATAGTCCGGGTCGGTGGTCTGCGCAGCGCCATCGACCAGCACTTCGTCTACACTTTCAATGCCGTCGACCGGGAGCTTGTACACACGAACGCCCACCGCGTACTGGATCGTTACGACTGCACCGTTCTCGGGCGCAGTGTTCAGCGCCACGCTTGCGTTCGCAAGGTCGACCGTATACTCCGTTGCGTCCAGCGGCATGATGCCGACGTACACCTCCCGTACCGCCGTCAGCACGTCGCCCGTGCTCAGGCCGGTAATGGCAAACGTCGTCGCCGTCCCGTCCGCTGTGTGCTGGCAGGAGCCGGTCGTCTCAGCCGCGTTGTACTGCACCTTCTTCTGCTTGCACAGGCGGTTCTCCGGCTGGTACATATCGCCGGAGCCCGTAGCCGGGTCCGCGTTCATCACGATCGTGGGCGCGTGGCCTGGACGCTCGCTTGTGATCACCTGCTCGAACGTAAAGCGCTCCGTGATCGGCCGCGGGTCGTCGCTCATCGGGTCGTTGCCGTCGGTGCGGGCGTTGTACCTGATCCGGTAGAATCCGCTGCCGTATACCGTGCGGTCGAACCGCGTCTTATAGTACAGGTCGTCGCTGTATTCAAAGAACGTGCCACGAATTTGCGGGACCGCGATCTCACCGGAGACCGTCGTCAAAACCTCGTTTTCGCCAAGCTCCTGTGTCACGTCCAGCGCCTGAATCTGTGAGCCGACGTGGAAGAACACGACCCCGTGGAACGGCGCGCGCGTGCTCGTGAACGCACGGACGGGCGTTTCGGGCGCGGGGGCAACAATACGCTGTGAGTCGCGGCATTGCAAGATACCGTCTTCCCACCAGAGGTTGAGCATGTCCGGGGACTCGTCTCTCGGAAGCCGGTAGTCCAGCACGTCGATATTGAGCCCGCCTGAAAGAACGGGGAAGTCCACGGTTTTGACCGAATGCTGGTCCGCGGTGTAATAGAGATTGACTTTAGCCATCCACGCTCACCACCCCCACCAACCGTAGCAGGCCGGATTATTATAGCCGTAAATGTCGTCTGTGCCGTTCATATCCACCCGAACATCGCGGTGCATGCGTTCGAGCTTGCTCTCAAACTCGTTGTAGAGCGTCGCGTACATGAACTCGTCCTCGCGCATGACGAGGTTTGCCGCCGCGTAGCAGCATGCCGCCATGATTACGTCCGGCTCCTCGTCGAGGTCGTAGTTGTCCGAAGGATCAGGCGGGAGCTGCGCCGGGTACGGGTAGTATTCAATCGTGAATACCGGCCGATCCGTGTCATCGTCCCAGCCTCTCGGTTTCGGAATCAGGATTGCTTTCTTGCCCTGCAGCACGTAGTCGTCGAACTTGAAATACCGGCCATGCCGGATGCAGGCGACGCCGCCCGTGCGCATGCCGTTGTAGTTGTCCGGGAGCTCCCAGCGGAGCATGCCGCCGAGCTCCGTGCACAGTTCGTCGTCGAGCGTGAACACCACCGGCTCACACTTCACGCGGCCACGGATGTCCACGATGGCCTCGTTAATGAGCGCGGGGATGCGGTACAGGTAGTCCTGCTGATCGTTGTACGTCGGCTCCACCGGCTCACCGGCCATGGTGCTCTGGTCGATCTTCTCCAAAACGCGGCGCTTAATGAGCGCGTATTTCATGGGCGCTTCCCTCCTTTCTGTAAGAACAGCGCGGCTGACTCAGTGGTAGAGTCAGCCGCGCTGTGGTAGTTAGTCGCGGGGATTATCAGGGAGTCGGGATAGCCGTGCCCTGATACCAGATGGCGTCCTTCTTGTTATCGAGAACGAACACATCATAGATGAAGCGGCCCTCGCAGAGCCAGCCAGACAGGCCGGGCGGGTCCGTGTGGATTTTGTACTCCTGAAGCTGCTTCACGCCCACCGCCGCGATCGGATGGGTCATGATGAACTCGCAGCCCGCAGGCAGACGGCTGGACGGGACCTTGATGATCTTCACGCCGTCGACCTCGCCGAGGATGCCCTTGATCACCATCTCCTGAGACATGTTGCCGTACTTCATGAAGGCCGGGTCCTGCTTGAGGAGGTTGGCGAACTTGTAGGAGCAGAAGGCCACGCGCCCGGTGTCGGGCACGAGCTTGTTGCCCATGGACTCCTGAGCCGCGAGGAACAGCTCATAGGCGTTGGACTTGATCGCAGCCGTGGTGTCGGTCGTACCGTTGCCCTGCGCAGCAAGACCAAGGGTCTTGAATGCGTAGGTGTCGAACTCGGGGACAACGACTTCACGGAGCTGTCTCGATACCGCCTTGCCAGCATCGAGAACCATCTCGGACTCGATCTTGTCGCCCTTGTCGATGGTGAACGTCCACGCACGGTCGTTGTTCACGATCATATCCTGCTTAGCGAGCACCAGATCGGTGGGGGTGCCGTAGCGGTTGGTGCCGGTACGGTTGTAGTCGGTCATCGCAACGGTCGGGATGCTGTACACGTGGACCGTCCGGACGCCGGTGAACTTGTAGTCGGAGTTCAGGGCCATCATGGCCTGAGACTCCTTGTAGAAACGTTCGTCGACCTTCTTCGAGAATACGCTCGCAAGGTTAGCGACGTTGCTGCCGTTGATAGGCATGTACTGCACTTCCTTTCTAAGTCATGCAGCGGCCTGTACGGCGACAGCGCTTATGGGTTGTGTGCGTTTGTTACCACACGTCAGAATCAAAGCCTTTGAGCCAAAGGCTCTCCTGCTGCTTGACTTTGCCGTTTCCCGTGGTCGCGCGCACGGGGGCGCGTGCCGCCGAGGCCGCGTTGTGTTTTAAGACCTCGTTTTCCCGTTTCAGGGATGCGGCGGCTTGTTCGCTCTGTCTGCCCTTCCACGCGATGTACGCGTTTACGAGGGGCGTGCCCCGGCTCACGTCCAGCGCTACCTCGTCAGGTATCGCCTTGACTTCCGGGTACAGGGCTTTCAGTTGAGAGACTTCGGCGTTGAAGTCGCGTGCGCCTGTGGTCGCAGGCGTCGGAGAGGGTTCCTGCTCGTCGGAGTCCTGATCAGACTCCGCGTCGGCTTCCAGCTTGAACGTGCGGCCACCGGCCTCGTTTGCGGCGATCATGCGCGCCGCCGCCTCGGGGAGACCGGAGTAGATCATGTCGTTGTACGTCTTCTCGTACTTCTCCCGTAGGGCGTCCTCGTTCTGCTTCTCACGCTGAGCGTCGAAGGCCGCCGCCTTCTGAAGCGCCGCTGTGAGCTCCTCGTCCGTCATACTGTTCACGTCAACTTCGCGGCTTTCGTGGTTCACCTTCAACTGAAGGATTCTCGAACGCGGGGTCGCCTCAGACTCAGTGGACTGGCCGGTCTCCTCAGTCTCGTCGCCCTCGGGTTCGGCGCTGCTTTCCTCGACCTCAGCGTCGGCTTCGACCGTGGTGGGGTCTGCCTCAGCGTCCGTCTGCTCCGCTCCTGTGTCCGTCTGCGCGGTCTGGCCGGACCACGTGGACGGGTCTGCGAAAAGATCGTCGCCCTCGTTCCAGCCGTCGGGAAGGATGGGCTCGGGGTCTCTCTCGTAGTCGAAGGGGATAACAGCGGCTTCGGTTTTCTCTTCCATGTTTTGCTCCTTTCTCCCCATGGTGAGGGGAGTGTATTACAACAAAGGGCTTGGAAGGCGCCCTAAGTGTCCGAATGGATTAGTGTAAGCGTCGCGCGCCCTGCATGACCGCCGTCTTCTTGGCGATATTGGGCAGGTCTGCGTACTGGTTCTGGGCCACTTGGCCGAGGGCCTGTACCGCGCGGGCGTTGTCCACACTGCCGCCGGAGGCGGTGGGTGCCGTCTCCGGGACAATGGAGGAGAGCTTTCTGTTCGTCGGGGCCATGTACGGCGCGGGCGCGCCGCCCTGCGCAGCGCCGGGGCTCACGGGGGAGCCCGCCTGCGGGATGGCCGCGCCTGCGGCTGCGTTCGCCTGCTGGCCCTCGGCGATCTTGCCTCTGATCTCGTTGATCAGCTCCTGCTTCTTCGGGATGAGCTGGTCGGGCAGGCGCTCAAGGTACTGCAGCACGTCGAGCGTGCCGTCCTTGCGGAGGTTGTCGAGTGTCTGCGTCATCGCGATCTCGGAGAAGTAGGTCGTCGCGCCCACGTCACAGTGGAAGTTCAGCCACAGGTGCTTGAACACGTCGAAGTCGAACTCCTCGACCACCTTGCGCACGACGGTCTGCGTCGCCATCTGGCCAGTCGCCGGGTCGATCTGCGCCTGTCCCGCGTTCATCATGGGCTCGGTGAAGTCGCGCTCCACCACGACCGGGCGCTTGCCGTAGTACGTGCCCATCATGTCGAGGAGCACGGCGGCGATGTCCTCGAGCCATTCGTACATCGAGGCGCGGATGTTCTCAAGCGGGACCTCAGCATTCGTCTGCAAGACCATCAGGGCAGAAGTGTTCTCCGGCTTCACGTTGCCCATCTGGGCGTCCGTGGCACCGAGGCACTCCTGCGTGTACTTGGTCGCGAGGTCGATGAACTGGGCCACCTGCGTGCTCATGTCAGGCGCGCCGAGCATGTACGCCACCTGCGTGAGGTTGCCGTCAGGCGGCATGCCGTGCACGCCGATTGCCGCGCCTACCTCGTTGTTCCACCGGGGGATGAGGTCGGCGTTGTAGACCACCTTCGGGAACGCCATGAGCTGCAGGTGTTTCATGGCCGTTGCGAACATCTGGTTGATGAAGATCTGGTTGGGCAGGAGTCCGGTCACAAGCGCGCGGCCATGGTACTGGTTGCGCTGCTTCTCCCACACGCCCCACGCGATCGGATACCGCGTGAGCCCGGTGTCTACGTCTTCGTAGATGAGCACGTTCCGCGTGGCCTTGGTCACGTGGATGCTCGTGCGCAGCTCCTTCGCCACCTGACGCTTCACTACCGGCTTGCCGGTCGCATCAAGGATGGGCTTGCCCTTGGCGTCGGTCTCGTAGACCGGCATGCCGTCCTCGTCAAGTACGTCCTCATAACGCGGGAGACCGGTCGCCGGGTCGATCTGTTCGACCTCTTCCTGCACCTTGGTGTACATCAGGATGTACAGGGCCTTGCCGTTGCCGTCGTCAGACGTGATCTCCGTCTTGCCGCCGACGCCGGTGAACCACTGGTACTCCGCGTCCTGCTGCACGTCAATGAGGTCGTTCGGGAGGGTGTTCGCCTTGCCGCCCTTGTACAGCTTCCGGTTCTTCTTGAACCGCTCAGCCTCCCAGTTGAGCTGCTCCGTCGTGTCGCGCCCGACGATCAGGATGTACGGCTGAGACTGCACGTCCGTCGTGTTCGGGTTGCCAAACATCACGTTGATGCCCTCCACCAGCTCCATCTTGATCTCGCCCTTGTGCGGGCCGAACGCGCCGCCGTACGGGCGCTCGTCAGGGTCGAACCAGAAGTGTGCACAATAGTCGCCGGTCACGGCGCCGTCGAACAGCGCCTCGCGCAGGCGGTACTCCATCTTGAACTTCTCGAACAGGTTCTGTACCGCCGCGTTCGCGAACGCTACCGCGTCGTGCTGCGGGTCCTTCTCGCCCTGACCATCGTAGTAGGCCAGAGGCTCGAACCTGATCTTCGCGCCGCTCGACGTGAGGGACGCGATGAACAGAGAGGCCACGCGCTTGAGGATGTTGAATACCGGCTTTGGGAGCCCGCGCATGGCCGGGGTCTGGGGCAGGTGCAGCCATTGGTTGCCCGTGAAGAACTCCGTGTTCGTCTCGACCACGTTGTACTGATTCGGTACTAAGCGGTCGTTGTACTCACGGCCCAGCTCATAGAATTTCCATGCCTGTGTGGTGTTGTTCTCCAAGCGTTACTCACCCCCGTCCACGCCGTTCAGCGGAGTGGTCATGCCGTACGCCTGCTCCACTGTGTAGTTCTGTAATCGGTCGAACGCTTCCTGCGCTTCACGCATGCGCCGCTTCTCGGCCTCCGTGGGCTCGTCTGCGGGCTTTCTGGGCGCGTTCATGCCCCTGCCTATGATGATACCCGTCGCCAGCACGAAGAGCGTCAGAAACGCTCCCAGCGCGCCGTAGAGCATTGCTGTCATTGGAAGTCTCCTTTCTTATGCCTTGTCCCTGCCCGGTTTCGGCACACCGGACAGGGACACAAGGAGGAGTAGATGATTGGCCGGAAAGGGTTGGAACCGGCCATGGAGGCAGGCAGAGGACTCGAACCCCTGTCTTCGGCGCGGTGCCAGCGCCGTGTGCTCACCCGAACACTACCTGCCGTGTCGGGCGACGGTCAGTCGCCCTTGGTGGTCTTGCGGCGCTTGCGCGTGCGGGGGCGCTCACCGGAGCCGTTGCTCTCACGGTTCAGGTTGGCCGCGGTCGTGTAGCCGTTGGGGTTGTGCGACGCCTCAGCGGGGTACTCGATGTCGTCAAGGTTCCGCTCGCGCTTCTTGCTGGCCTTGCTCGCTGCGAGGGGCCTGCCCGGTCTCGTGCCGTTGGGAATGGTGTCCGGGGCCAGCTTCTCCTCGAAGCTCATGCCCTCAGGCTTGTTCTCGTCGCCCGGGACCCTGCCGTCCGGGAACATGGGCACGCGGCCCGGATCGACCGCCTCGTCGTAGCGGCCCGCTTCCTCGTCGAAGCCCTGACTCAGAAGAGACGCCAGTTTCGTGGGTCTTGCCATATGGGTTCTCCTTTCTCAAAAACCGACGATCGCGGGCGGGAGTGCCGCCGCGTCGGTCGCTGTGTATACGTCGTAGATGCTGCCGTCTAAGAAGCGCTCCTGCTCGTACCGGTCTAAGCGCTCCTGCCTGTCCGGCTTGTCGCCGCGCCAGTTGACGCCCGTGCTGTAGAGCATGTAGCTCAGGGCTTGGCTCGCCGCGTCGACCATGTCGTCATGAGCGCCCGCCGGGAACGCTGAGAACTGGTCGAGGAACTCGCCCAGCCACGGTGCCGCCTGCGGGAGGAACACGTGCCCGCTCTCGATGGCCGCACTGATCGCGTTCACGCGCGCAACCTTGCCGCCTTTCGGGTTCACCGGGATGCAGAACATCTCACGCTGAAGGACATTGATGATCGCGCTGCCGTTCGCCTTGTCCTCGATCAACACCTGCTGCGCGTAAGGGTACAGCGTCTTCAACTGCCGGATCGCCGCCAGCGTGCCCACGAAGTCCAAGTGCTTGTTCAGGCAGTATTCCAAGTAGTAATACGCGCCTGCCTTGCCCCAGACTTGGATCGACACGTAGTCGTTGTCCTCTCCGTCCTTGAACGCCGCATCGACACTGATCAGCTCCGTGCCGAACGTGCCGTACGCCGGGGACTGCACCGGGTCGTAGAAGCGCCACCAGTCGCGATGGATCAGGTTGCCGCCCTCGACCTGCGGGGAGCATTGGTACAAAGCCGTCCATGCCCTGTGGCCGCCCTCCGCGCTCGCAAGATAGCTGCTCTTGAACTGCGCGAGCCAGTTTGCGTCCTTGCCCAGCTCCGGGCACAGGGGCTCACCCGGGGCGCGCCCGAGCGGGTCGTTCTCCTCCGCTTCAATCGGAAGACGGATCAACCGGATGTTCGTCTCCGTCGCGAGAAGCCGTGCCAGCATGTCGTCCTCGTGCCACGGGGTCGCGATCACGATCACCTTCGCTCCTGCCGCCAAGCGGCTTTTGAAACTGTTCTGCCACTCGTCCCAGAGCTTGCCGCGGCTCGCCTCGCTGTCCGCTTCCTGACGGTTCTTGATCGGGTCGTCAATGAGCAGGAAGTTCGCCGGGTTGCCCGTCACGCCGCTCATGATGCCGCGTGAGATGATCCGGCCTACCTTGTTCTCAAGCTCAAACTCCGTCGCTCGGCTGATCGAGCCGATGCCCATGCCGAAGAGCGTCTTGCCGAATTGGCTGACCTTCTCCTTGTTCCTGCGGCAGAACCGCTCCGCGCTCTCGTCGTTGTAGCTGCCGATGATCACGCGCCAGTCCGGATGCCTGCCCAGCACCCACGCGGGCAGGCTCTCCGTGATCGTCCGGCTCTTGCCGTGCTGAGGCGGCGTCTCGATCACTAAGATGTCGTACGCGTTCCCCGTCGCCGTCTCAATGAAGCCCTGTACCTCTTTCGCGAGGTACTCGCTCATGCGCGTCCGCTTCCAGTCGTTGTGCGTATACGCCAGGTAGTCGTTGAAGTGCCTGCGCGCAAGCTCACGCTTCGCAAGCTCCGCCTTTAGGCGTCTTAACTTTTCCTCTTGTGTCAGTTCCATTGTTAAAAAATTGTCAAACGGGTTTACTGCGCTCGAAATTTTCGGGGGGCATTATAGTAAGACCCCGGCCCGGGCCTGGTCGCTCCTGGGCGGGGGGGGAGGGGGTCAGTGGCATGTGATCGCGGCTCGAAGGAGACCACGTCCCCCACGGCCAGCCGCCGCGCCACCACCATCAGCCGCCCCGCACTGCCAGTGGCTACCCTGTCCACCGCCGCCGCGCCGTCGATGCCGGAGATGGAATTAGGAATTCTGTGCCACTGATCGCTGAAACCCCAGTAATTATGCGGCTCTCAGCCCTCTTTGGGCTCGCCGGATACCACGCCACTACCACCATCATCGGCCAGTGCAGCGAGATCGTCGTCGCTCAAGCTCTTGAGGTCGAGCGACTCAAAGGGCTTGTCCGTGACCTGCATATCCACGGCCTGTGCAGGCTTTTCGCCGCTCGTGTCGCGGACGGCTCGAAAAGCCTCCACGTCTCCGCCCTCGGCTTTGGACAGCATCGTGAGCTGGAGCGAATTGAGATACGACGGTTCGAGTCCCAGCGCCTTGAGCGCCTCAGCTCGCGCCGGATCTTGAGTATCAAGCTGGAGCATGATCTTGAGCGCCTCGCGCATGGTCTTCGTGCGCCTGCGAGCGATGCCGGACTTGATCCCGCCGGCCCGACCGAGCTGTCGTGCTTCCTCCGTGCTTCTTTCCCGGATCAAATTTTCAACTCTTCCGCGTCCCATAATCCCCACTTTCCCTTCAAATAGTATTTCCATCCTGGATTATATCACCACTTGACACTGAAAATCAACACTAAATCGTCACTTATCTACCACTTTCTAAAAAAAATCACGGGTGTCCTAGACGATCTACCGTCCATGGGCACCCGTGATTGCGCCGAGACTTAGCCCTCGGCCTGCTCGTCGGCCTGCTCTTCGGCCTGCATGCGGTCGTCGATCGCCTTGAGGATGTACCCTTGCAGCGACTCCCCCGCACGCTGTGCGGCCTGCCTGATCGCCGTCCCCTTGTCCTTAAGGGGCCTGATCGTGATGGAGTCACACCTCGCATTGTACCGGTCATTGGCCTTGCGCCTACTGGCAGGTACTGGCATAACATCACCCCCTCGCCAGTATCTTACCACATCATTTTATGCACGTCAATGTACAAAAAGACGCCCTGGAATTGTGCAGTCCTACAAATGTACGTCAGAGTACAAAATAATGCTTGCATTGTACGTCTACGTACACTATAATCACAGACAAGAAGACCACCAACCACCGAGACAGAAAGGAGAACCCCATGACGAAAGAAAGAGTCCTTGAGCTTGCGTATGAAGCACTACTGATGAAATGGGACAGGCAAAAACAAAGACAAAAAAAAGGCATAGAAGAAGGATACGAAACCCCGAGCGCTGATTACTGGGAAGCCGTCTTCAGCGCCGAGCTGACGGAAATCTCCAGAATCCAGCACGGAAAATCAGAAATGGATTGAGACACCACGACGACAGGGGATCCCGCAAGGGATCCCCGGAAAGGAACCCCCATGAAAAAGACGATGCTGACCTACGAGACCCTCGACCGCTTTGAGGCCGAGAACGACGTGCTCTCCCTGTACACCACGAAGCAGATCGAAGAGATTGAGCGTTGTGCGTATGTGGCAAATATGAACAGGACCGCGCATCCCGACTGGACAGAGGACGACGTGTACGACGACTTCCTCCGCATCTTGGAGATCCATAAGATCCCCGTGGGATACCCGCCCGAAGAGCCGACAATCAAGTACCCCTACCTGCACGAGATTACGATCGACGACCTGACCTTCGGCGCCGAACAGGTCGTGTGGCGCGTTGAGAAACTCACGCACGACACCTATCAGCCCTATGCGATCTACAGGACGGACTACAAGGACGACGCCGCAAAGACCTACAAAGCCTACCTTATGAGCGAGCTCGGAGATCCCCACTTTGTGCGGATGTACGTGATGATAGAAGGAATCGGACCCAACAAGGAGGAAAGATAACTATGACATACTACAGAGTAAAGCCTGAGTACGACCAGACCCCGCGCTACAGATACGGTCGCCACGGCGGCCTGATCCACGACGGCATCTACATCGGCAAAGAGCTCTGGACCGAGAAAGAACTCGACCGCGAATACGCCTCCCATCTCGTGGGCATCCCCCGCGACAAGCTCTGCGATCGTCTGGATCTCAAAAGGAGCGAAGTGTTCTGGTTTTTCGGCGCCCGCTTCGCCTGCGCCGACAACATCTAAAGCCGAAACGGGAGGAATAATCCTCCCGTCCACTGGAAACCGCCTACCAGTGCTGATGAGGCAGGCGAGGAAGGAGGATAGACAACAGATGATCATCGACAGGATCTTGGACCGACGAGACGATGAGCACGACATTGAGATAGGCTACACCCACGCGCGCTACCCGAACGGCTCGACGCGCGAACTGCGATACTCCCCTGAGCGCTTCTACCACGACGTACTGGAGTATGGAGCTATCGGCCACGACATCACACGAGCCATGGACATGGGCACCGAGACCGACGTGCGCAAGGCGCTGTGCGCCTACATCGACGAGCAAGGTTATAACCCCGCAATCAAAGACTACATCAACAGCCGACAGTGGCTGCAATGAAAGGAGAACAGCATGAAGTTCAAGGTTGAAGGAGGCCAGTACACCACTATCTGCTATGGCCTGTACAACAGCCTCACCGAGGCTATGCACGCCGCCGAAGAAAACACAGAATACTGGGACAACTGGGCAGGATGGAATACCCCGGCGATCACGGAGACCAACGACCGCGGCGAAGAGCTGTGCATACTGCCGCGCTACACAAAGCGCCAGGGCGAGCCTTGGCTCGACCGGGAGACCGGCGAATACATCCACTGACCACCACGAGACCGGCGGGGGAAACCCCGCCGGCGAAACCAGGATTCCAGGACAAACCGAAAATCGACAAACAGAAAGGAAGGTACACAATGACTAATGAAAAGCGCTATGAGCTCGTCTGCAAGATGATGCGGGAGTATGGAAAGAGGGACAATCGTGGGATCTGGGACCCTGAGAACATGATCCGAGACCCATTCGGCGCGTATCACACCCAGTACGGAAAGCCCTACTCGTTCGAGCCCTTCTATGAAGCGGCTACCGAGCTTCTCCGGGACGCGCTTTCAGGAATCAGCGAGCAAAGCACGTCAAAGACGGTCGCAGCCGCTGTCAAGCGCATGCTCGCGAAAGACGATACTCGGCCGGCACTGAAATTCATGCACAGGATCGAATTTCGAGGTGAGATCCGCTATGCAGTCTGTGACGGATACAGAGCCCTTGCACTGAAGCATGACATTGAATGCCTGCCTCATCCGACAGAGCCAGATCCCACATTCATCGACCTGAATCAGGCTATGGACTTAAAGAAACACGAGGAGATCAATCTCCCCACAGTGAAGGACCTGAAAGCAGTGCTTGCAGCTCATCCAGAGCTCAATTCGCGGAAGACGAGAGGCAATCGAGCCCCCGCCCTTCTTGACGAGAAAATCGGAGTCAATGCGGTATACCTGCTTGATATGCTGCAGGCGCTCCCCGGCTGCCGCGCATGGATGACAGGGAGCTTCTACAAGCCGATCTACTTCGAGAGCGAAGACGGAGACGGAATTCTGCTCCCGGTCCGGCTTTCGGTTGACGCGCTGCCGCTGACCGAGCAGAACCTGAGCACATTCCCAGGAGTCCACATCTAACGCAGAGTGACGGGAGCTCCGGCTCCCGGTAATGCGGCAAGGCCGGTCACAAGCCCGGCCGCATAAACTGAAAGGAGAATCAGCGATGGTCCAGATCAAACGAGAAGACTTCGACAAGCTCGTAGCGCGACACTATCCCGACTACGTCGGACACTGCCTCATGGATCACACATGGGAGGGCAGGACCTGCCACAAAGGCGACTGGTGCGGAATCGACTGCATCATCACCGAACAGAATCCAGGGCGCGCGATCCTGATCTTCGAGCACATCCACTTTGAGATAGTCTAACACACGAACAGGGGAGCGCCGGCAATGGCGCTCCCCGGAAAGGAAAGAACTATGAGACTCAAGAGCACAAAGCACGCCACTACAAACTTCCGCATGCTCGCCCCGTTCCTCGACTGTGTGGACGCGAGCCCCGAGAAGCACCGCCGCTTCCTCTCCGGCGGCTACATGCCACTGGTCATGGAGAACCTCGGCTATAAGGACCACGGAGGCCAGGTCTACTCTATCAGCCACTACGGCGAGCAGAACGGCGATCTCATGGCCGATCCTGATGTAACCATCAGCGTTGACAGAAGCTCCGGCACAGTGGAGCCCCTGACCTATCGAAACGACTACATGTTTATCTCGCAAGAAGTGTACTGCACAGACGACAACGGACGCGAGCTCTACCGCCCGAAGCTGCGGACGGAGCTGGATAGCTTCCTCTGGTACTGGCTACAGAACATCACCGATCAGCGCTTTTCTCCAGACCACTACGAGACCGACGACGAATAACACCACACCACGAACAGGGGAGCGCCGGCAATGGCGCCCCCCGTGTCGTGTGGTTATTCCTCGTTTTTATTGATATGGCTTGACATTAACTCAACTATGTGCTATATTAGTGTCAGAAAGGGACAGGGAAGAGCCCCAACAAGACCCGAAGGGAGAACCGATTATGAGCAATCTGAAATTCAGAAATCTGAACCGCTCGCCGATGGAGGTAAGCGACGCGCCGAAGTGGCAGCGCGAGATCATGGAGCTGGTCGAGCGAGACTTCTCCGATCAGGCTCGCGAGGCCAACGAAGATTTCCGCCGTGCGGTGCTGGAGGCCCTCGCCAACGAGAAAAAGCTCGCTGGACCCGCGATCAAGAAGATCGTCTTAAACTTCCCGCGCTACACCTTCATCAAGAACATCAGCACTCCGGACGGCGGCGCCTGTGACGCGCAGATCGACCTGCTGCACCTGACGGTCGAATTCGTCAACATCTAAAAGGAGGAGAACATCATGAAAAAGATCATCAACGGAAAGCTCTACGATACCCGCACCGCGAAGCTGGTCGGTGATTACTCCCGGCGCTACGGCGATTTCTCGGACTACGACGAGGAGCTCTACAAAAAGAGAACCGGCGAGTTCTTCCTGTTCGGCGAGGGCGGCCCGATGAGCGCCTACGCGAAGCCGGAGGGCATGAACAGCTGGAGCGGTGGCAGCGACATCCGGCCACTGACATACGAGGAGGCCCGCGAGTGGGCTGAGAAGAAGCTCGACGCCGACGACTATGCCGAGATCTTCGGCGAGCCGTCCGAGGGCGACGACGCCGACAGCGACAAGCGACAGTTGACGCTCTACTTGCCCGAGAGCATGGTCGCGAAGGTGAAGCGCATCGCCGGTCGCGAGGGCGTGAGCATGAGCGCATGGATCGAGGCGGCCATCGCCGCGAAGCTCAGCAGCTAAAAACCGGATCAAGAGGAGGCATACAACATGAACCGCTATTCATTCCAAGAGCTCCGGCAAAAGGCGCTGGACACTGAGTCCCGCGAGGATCTCGAAACGCTGGCAGACTGGCTGCGCACATATGACCCGCAGGCATGGAACGGCGAGTTCTGGGACCTCGGACACGGCCACGAACTCCGGCCGATCTACTCCCAGGAGCCGAACGAGAACGACGGCTACGACGTGATCGGCTACGCGATCTGGTGATAACAAGCGCATACCGAGAACAGGAAGCCCCCGCCATTGTGGCGGGGGCTTCCTATTCCCCTGAAAGCTGCTCTATGAGCTCCTGCGCCTGCTCCACGTTCGACACGACCTCGACGCGCTGCCCAAGACGCCGCAGGCGCTCATGCCACACGCGCTGCGCCAGGGCGATCCTGCCGCCTTGCGGGCGTTTCAGTTCCACGAAGCACACCTGACCATTAGGGAGGATCACGAGGCGATCCGGAATCCCTCTTGCGTGCTCCGCTGATAGCTTCACGCACATCCCGCCGCAGTCCTGACAGAGGCGGGCGAGTCTCCGTTCAACAGTGACTTCTAACATTCTGCCGCATTCCCTTCCTTCCCCTTCTGCCCACATGCTTCCACGCTCCGGCGAAAAACTGCCATGTGCTTATGTGTGTGTAATTACTATGTTCCCCTTATAGGTATTATAATAATTTATATTTTTTTTTATTTACATTTTCCTATTTATAAAAAATAACATTTTGAAAAAAGAAGTACATAAGTACAGTATAGCTGTCTCCCTTGAAATTACAGGGGTTTCGACCCGTGCATACTGTTGCACACATTCACACAACACCCACTTTTTGTGCTTATGGCTGTGCAAATGTGCTTGTGTTTCGTCAACATTCTTGAGCGTAGCTCCTACAATCTCAACGAACATAAGCACATTTGCACACGCCGGGCTTTTCAGCTCCACTTATTCGCGGGCGCGTTTGCACGCAGGTAGGTAATTTGGGGCCCGTAATCCTTGAATCTACGCCTGTGGGCGTCACGTTTCCAACCAGGTAAATTGTTCATGATGTCGATGATATGGCGGCTCAAGAAGTCGTTCCCGCCGCCTCTGCGGGGCTCTCGGAGCGCCTCCACGCGGATCTCAGGAACGCAGACGCGGGCACGCAGATTCACGCCCTCCATAGCGCCGGGCAAGCTGCCATCGAGGAAATCGGCGCGTTCCGCAGCGGTGAGCTCCTCCCAATTATCAGGAAGTAATGTATCAAGATAGCGCTGGATAATGCCGATCAAATCGTCCTGTGCGGCGAACTGCTCGTTATTCTCTTCGAGGGCGCGGGCGAGCTCCGGCGTTTCGAGATACAAGGGCTCTCCCCTTTTCCATATCTGGACGGCTTCTGCCCAGAGCTGATCGACCTCTGCGCCCAGTCTCTCCTGATCCAGGTGAACGGTTCCGTCCTGTCCGACCTCCACTGACCAGAACCGGCGAGCGCCGCTGCGGTCTTTCAGGAACTCCACTTCGTTTGTGGTGCCGATGAAAACGCATTGCCGCGGGCAAGCGCTGATCCTGCGATCATAAGCCTTGCGGTAGTCGTCGGAGCTCTTGGAGATAAACGCTTTGACATTCTCGACCTCGCTGCGCTTCATGCCGGCGAGCTCCTGAAGCTCCACGATCCATTTGCCCTGCAAGGCCTCGTACCCGGCTTTACTGTTCATGTCCACGAGGGAATCCTGAAGCCATCCGCGGGCGAGGATACGAGCGAAGGAGCTCTTGCCTATCCCCTGCCCGCCCGTCAACAGCAAGCAGTAATCGAACTTAACGCCCGGCTGCATCACGCGGGCGACTGCCGCGGCCATCCACTTGCGCGTAACGGCGCGTACAAGGGGTGTATCTTCCGCTCCGAGATAGCGGATCAGTGCGGTCTCTACGCGCTCTGTACCGTCCCATGTGAGACTATGCAGGTATTGCCGAACAGGGTGGTATGCGTTCTCCGCGCACAGCGCTTCTATCGCCTGCCGCGCCTTGCGCTCAGCATCGAGGCCCCAGGCGCTTTCGAGGAACATTACAACGTTGATGTCGTCCACGTCGGACCAATGCGGAGCACTCTTATCACGGATCACCATTGCGCGGTAACTCTCGTCGGTCTCATCTTTGTACCACGGCAAATGCCGCATACGCCGCGGAACGTCGGTAAACTGGTCACGCGCGACCATGCCGCGCACACGTGGATCATTACGGAGGATCAGCAAGAGATTATCATACGTCGGCAGGATCGCACCGGTCTTTGGCTGGAGCTGGAGCTCCCGTGCCCAGGCCATATGCTCCCGCAGGTCCCGTGTCTCTTCCTGCTCCGCGTCCATGCTCTCGGCGTCCCCGCTCTCCGCGTCCACGTCTCCGGCTTCGAGATCCTGCATAGTGGCCATGCGCTCCACGGCCATCTGCTCCTTGATCTCCGGCAAATCGACCGCCCACGCGCACATAGCCTTGTAGGACGGGAGCGCAGTCACGCTGCTCCCATTGCTCTCGGCTTCCGGATCGTCCAGGGCTCCATACTTATGGATACGCACAAGGTCGAAGGCATTAACGGAATGCCCCGCCGCAGGATCAGTGGCGTGATTAGACCATAAGAACCGCCCATCATTATAGACAACGGCGCCGCCGGTAGTGCTGCCCTTGATATAGGTGTATCTCCCGCCGTCCGAGCTGCTCGTGCCGCCTATAGGCTCGTATATGTCGCTCAGGAACGCGTCAATGGCGGCGGGCACATCGTATGCCCGACAGAACAGCCCGACGATCCCCGGCTTTTCTGTGGGTTCTCCGGCCTTTGCCGCGCTCGCCGTTCGAGCCGCGGTCTCTCTTGAGGAGATCGGCCAGCGTGATGAGTCGCGCCAGCCCTCCGCGTCCGGCTCGTCGCTCAGCTCCGCATACTCAGCGAGAACGGCGTCCACGCTCAGCAACGGTCCGTCCTGCTCGTGGAAGACGTACTCTCCGTCTCGTGGGCACGTGGGCCAGTACATGAGCCGCGCGACCTCGTAGGTCGTGGGGTCCATCATTTCGATTCCGATCCACGAGGCGACCTTGCGGGCGACGGCTGGATATTCATCTGGGGTCATGGGTCGATCCGTAGGCAGGACAAAGCGGAGCCGTGGCTTTTCAGGCGTGTGGCTGTGCGTGGAATAGACGCACATGCGGTAGTCATAGAGGCAGGCGAAATTCTCCCACGCCCCCGGCTGCGCGTGGTCAGCGTCCAGGGTGATCATGGAGCGCTCCACGACATTCTCCGTACAGCGCCGAGGACCTCGGAGCGCTCCGGCGACGAAACCGCCGGCGGTCTCTTTATAGTCGTCGCGCTCTTCTCGCGACATGTGCTTATACTCTCGGACGGTCTCCGCAGTGCGTAGTGGGTCACGGAGCTGGTCCACGAACTCCGGCCACGTGATCTCGGTAGTCTTCCAGCGCTTACTCGTCCGCTTCCGCGCGGTGGCGATCTTCATTTGTTCTCAGCCTCGATTCTTTTATTGTCGCGCCCCACGCGTCCGTGAGCGCGTTTATAGCAGTGTGGCACAGCTTCCGGCAATCCTTCTTAGTATAGACGCGTCCGCTGTTCTCGGTATGGCTCATTACGTGCGCGAGTTTATCGTATGGCATAACAGCGGGCGCCTCGCTCAGATACCGCAGTCTGAACGCCCGCCACATTGGTGAGCCGCGCCGCAGAACACGGTCCAGGAGCGCGTTGACTTCGCGCTCCCGGCGCTCGTATTGCTCCTGAGCCAGGAGTGCCGCCGCGCGTGCGTCTGCCGCGGCGATCAGCTTATCGTCTTTATGCTGGTCGCCGCGGCTACCGGAAACACGGATGCCGTCGCCCATGCCGCCCCTGATCCCGCAGGCGGCTTCGAGATTCTGCCAGTGCTCGCGAGCCCGTCTGGCACGCTCCCGCAGTTCCGTGGGTGACAGAAGGAACGTAAACAGCTTATCGCGGATCAGTGCTGACCTTGGCATGGGCGTCGAGCTCCTTCTTCCACTCCCGCGCGATCATACGATCCAGGTACCACCGTGCCTTCTGCAGGTCCTCAAGCGGCTTGCCCTTGAGCCGGTGCCGCCAGACGTACTTGATCACTTGCCCGGTGAGGAACGCGTCTACGCCGTCCTGTGTGGCCGAGACAGCGGCCTCGATGGCGTCGATGCACTCCACACCCCCGCTCGTGTAGTGGGCGGGGTGCTGCACGGGGTCGTGCTTCACATACACCCGCATGTCGTTGTCGTTTGCTTCCTCAGTGTAACCGCTCTTACTCTCCATGGCAATCGAACCTCCGTTTGATTAGAATGAATTGAACCGCCTCTTGGACTCGTCTTTCGCGCGCCGTTCGTACACGGTGCAGCCTTCGCCCGCTTCACAGGGCCGGGGTTTCTCCGTGTGCAGGATGTACAGGCAGCAGAGCGCACCATCACAGTAGCTTAAGTGCTTGCATTTTTGACGCTTGCACCACTTTAGATCTGCGCCCATGTAGTCGCCGAGCTTGGCGTGGTACTCCTTGTAGAGCTCCTCCACTCGTGCGCGCTGCTCGGCCTCGGACGCTGTGCCCCAGTATGGCTTACTGGGCCCGCCTGTGTCGGTGAGGTCTTCCCAGTAGTGGTAGATGGACTTACTCATTCGTTGTGTATCTCCTCGTTCCACTGGTCGAGGTCGATCCCGTACTCGCGCATCCACTCGGTCGCGAGGAATTCCTCAGCCCGGTGCTCAGGCTCCCCGTCCGGGCCGATGAGCTCATACTTCCGTGTGAGCTCGTCGATGATCTCGCAGAACCGGTGATGAAACCGCTTGAGCCGGTCCTTCCCGAACGCAAACTCTTGATGAAGTGTCATGAGCACGTTTCCGTCGAGCTCGTTCTGGAACTCGTGCAGCCACTTTGTGACCTGCTCCTTGGTCTCCTGTGCTGCGAGCTCCCGGGCCTCCTTCCTGATGGCCTCCTGCTCCTCTTTGGTGAAGTCAACCCGGTACATGTGTCGACCGAGCCGCTGTACTTTAGGCATTTCTCCCGCCTCCAATATGCAGATGTTCTTTCAGTGCGCCCAGCAGTGCGCGCTGGCCTGTGTCCTTGCGATCAAGTGCCGCCATGACCTGCTCGTCGATGGTGCCCGAGCACACGATGTGGTGGATGATGACGCTTCGCTCCTGCCCCGGTCGAGGCAGGCGGGCGTTGGCTTGCTGGTACAGCTCAAGGCTCCACGTCAGGCCGAACCACACGATGATGTGCCCACCGTGTTGGAGATTGAGCCCGTGCCCGGTGCTGGCCGGATGGCATAGCAGCAGCGGAATCTCGCCCCGGTTCCACGCGTCCACGTCCCCGGGCCCACCGAACACGTGGGCCTGCGGGAACCGTGCGAGGATGCGGTCCCGGTCGTGCTGATATGAGTAGAACACGAGGAGATTCTCGCCCGCATTCGCTTCGATGAGCTCGTCGAGCGCGTCGAGCTTGGCGTCGTGGATGTGGAACACTGCGTGTTCGTCGTCGTACACGGCGCCGTTCGCCATCTGCAGCAGCTTCCCGCTCAGAGTCGCCGCGGTCTCTGCACTGATGGTATTGGTCATCTCCCCCACCCTCTGTGCGGAGAGCACTTCGACCGTACCGTCGTCCTTTGTCAGCAGAGGCAGCACCTTCTCGCGCTTGAAAGCGTCGTAGCGCTTCCGCGCCGCCGTGTCCATGCCCACGTGCACGACGTTCGTGAGCACGGGCGGGAGCGAGAGCCAGTCCTCAGCGCTCATGCTCAGGCACAGCGGCTTGAGCTGACGGTTGATCGCTGATTGCGCCCCCATGCGCAGCTTGTACTCGTAGACGATGTGGCCGTTGTGCGCGCCCGGCATGAAGTACCGGTCCCGGTACGCGCCGAGGGTCTTCCCGAGCGTCTCCCCGTCGTCGATGAGGTATAGCTCCGGCCACAGGTCGAGATAGGTGTTGGGTGCAGGTGTACCCGTGAGCCCGATGCGGTAGCGTATGGGCTTGATCGCCCGCCGCAGTGCTCGCCACCGCTTGGTGTTCGAGCTCTTGAAAGAGCTTAGTTCGTCGAGCACGAGCATCTGGAACCGGGAGAGGTCGCCGTGCAGCTCAGAGGCGAGCCACACGACGTTCTCGCGGTTTATGACATATAGATCAGCCTTGGAGTCCAAGGCGCGTCTGCGGCGCTCTGCGGGGCCCGTGAGCAGGGCACAGCGTATGCCCTTGGTGTGCTCCCACTTGGTGCACTCCTGCGCCCACACATTCTCGGCCACGTTCTTGGGCGCGACCACGAGGCACTGGCCCACGGTAAACTCGTCGTGCAGCCGCTCCTCCAACACGGAGAGCGTGATGATGGTCTTGCCGAGGCCCATGCCGAGGAAAAGGCAGCAGCGCTCATGTGAGAGCGCGAAGTCGTAGGCGAGCTGTTGGTGTCGGTAGGGCTTAAAAATCACGGGTTCATCTTCTCTCGTGTGAAGTATTCAAGGTCTTTCTTCCGTGTGTTCCAGCGGATGAATCCGTCTCGCTGTTCACGGATTGCTTCTCGGTTCTCAAGGATGACTTGAAAGAGTCTGAGAGCGAGCTTGTTGGTGAGCCGCATTTTGTGGTGAGAGAGATCACGAGCCACGTACTCAAAGACTTTCGTCACGTCCATGATCGCTTTTGTGTACCCACGGTTGTAGTCGCCTGATAATCTCTCCATCAGTCAGTGCTCCACTGCGGAGAACCTAACCTGATTCCTGGGGATGCAGCGGTTCTCAAACTTCTTGTAGGCGTCGAGGTAGAGCTCGTCGAGGTCCCCGTTGTAGGTGATCTCGTAGTACATGCCATCGAAGAGCGTGGTGCTCAGAAGGAACTTCGAGTTCTGAAGCACCTTGCACTTCCAGACGACGAACACGTCGAAGTTGATGTCTCCGTCGCTCTTGTCCAGATGCTCCTGTGCGTACTCACGCACGAGATGCTTGGCGATCTCGTCGATGGTCGGTCTGTTTTCAGGTGTCATTGGACTCCTCCTTAATCCCGTAGGTCTCGTAGAGTTCTGTCTTTGCCTCAGCGAGCACTTTGTCGATTGTCTCCTGCACCCGGCGCTTTGGGTCAGTCTTGAACCACTTCTTCTTAAACGCGCGCTTGGCCTTGAGGTATGCCTCCCTGCCGGTGTCCCCGGAGAGATACCAGTCGAGGTCGTGGGTCAGGTCCAGCAGGTCGTGCATCAGTTCCGAGACCTCTCGGTCTTCGTAGGGGTTCGGGAGCGAGCGATTAGGCTCGCCGTAGTCGTTGTAGTCGTTGAACAGTTCATACATCAGGTTGGAATCATTGTAGTTGAATCTTCCTCCGCTCATGTGGTTTCCTCCTCCATCTTTAACCCATGCTCGAAATTTCCTGTGCTGCATTCCTGATTGCGCCAAGCACAGCGTCAATGTGTTCACCGGTTGCGTATTTTGCGATCAGCATCGCTATCATATCTTCTTTTGTTGGGAGCAAAAGCGACAAAAACACACAAGCAGCCGGCGCGATTACCAGCGCCCGGATTGGCAGCCTCTTTCGCAGTTCTCTTCCGTCATCCGGGTCATAAAAATCCTCGTCGTATGAAACGAAGAATATAATCCCGCAAATCGCAAGGATTACGCATAGCAACACGGCACCCGCACCAATAATCTGACTCGCTCGGTCAATGAGTCCGATTAGATAAAACAGCTTCGGGTCGATGATTGGTGTCATGTGGTTTCCTCCTCTAATCGCTCGCGATAATACTCGCACCACTCGGACGCTGGGCAATTCGGGCAATCGTCTTCATTCAAATAATCAGGATGACAATGCCAGCCGCATTCTCGCACGAGGGCGATTCTGTCCTCTGGATCGTCCCAGTCCATTCTGAATCGTTCGGGTTTGTACATAGGATCCATCTGCGGCATTCGCCTGACGCTGATGTTATTCCAATCAGAAAATTCGCAGCACTCCGTATATTTGGCCAGCGCGTGGGCTTGACCTCGGGTTTCGGCAAATACTACAGCCATCCCAGCGTCGTCAAATTCGTACTTGTCGAAAACGATCCACGCTTTCATACTTCCTCCTCTACCCAATAGACCGTGGCGAACATCACGCCCTGCTCCAATGCGCCCTCATGCGTGGGCACTGCGAGGTCGATGTGGTTGCCCTTTACCCCGCCGCCTCGGTCGTCTGCGCGCCGGTACTCGAGGTCCCCGTCGCCCCAGTCGATCATGACCGTGCTGCCGAGAGGTATCTCCTTTGGCACGGCGCACGATACGTACGGGAGCACAGGCCCGCCGAGCGCGGTGAGCCCGTCGCCCGTGCCGCAGATGTGGGCGTACGGCTCACAGCAGTAGAACGTGACCATGCAGTTGTCGATCCTGTGTGCGCGTGCGAGCAGCGCCTCTTCGATCAGTCGGTTCTCGTAGTCCTCCTGCTCCTGAGTCATGTCGTACTCAGCGATCGTGGGCCGAGGCAGCGGGGATATTCCCTCAACCGGAAGTGGGACTTCCGGTTCGTCGCAGGCCCCTGCGATCGGCGAGTGCGAGCACCACATGAGCGCGATCACGAGGATCACATAGAAGATGATGGGCAGCAGCCAATAGAAGAATGGTCGTTTCATTTTAAATCCCCCTGTGATGGATGTACTCGTCGATGATGACGCCAAGTACAACACCGGCTAAGATGGAGACGATGCAGGAAAAGTACAGGAATTGTTCTGAGATAGGTGTCATTCCGGCGCCGCCTCCTCCCCCGCGTCGAAGTACAAAGTCTGTTTGTTCAGGTATCGCGCGATGTCGTGCTCGATGCGTGCGCCCTCGCTCTCCCGGTAGTCGGAGAGGAAGGCCACAGTGTCCGCTGCGCAGAGCATCTGCAGGTCGATGGGCACGTACTGTCTGCGTGTGAGTCCACGAGGCAGTACGGCGGGGTTCAGGACCTCATAGTTGAGGTCCCGAAGCCGTGCCGCCGCCTTCGCGAATTTGGTGCGGTAGTTCTCGTCGCCGGTGATCTTGCCGGAGATGTAGACGGTTTCTCGGTTCTTGTAGTTAGCCATTACTCGATTCTCCTCCTCCAATGATGTTGTTCCTTTCCCCTGACGCGCTTGAACGCGCTATTTTTCACAATAGCCCGATCTCTGTTCGTCTCCATCAGTGTATACGCTTCAGCGGTCATACTGTCTCAGCTCCTCCTTCTTGTGCTGTATCCGGGAAATGATATTTGCTGACGGCGACGGCATTTTTCTCGATCTCAGAGCACCAGACGGGGATACCGCCGACCTCCTGCCAAGAGAGCGGGAACGACGATTGCCCGTCAAACAGGCTCCCGAGCGTCGCCGGTCGTTCATACTGTGCGGCGATCCTGCGCAAAAGCCATGTCCAGAAAGGGCGCGCGATCCCGTTGCCCTGCAGCACATAACGCGCCGTGTCGGAGAGCTCGTAGATCTTGCCTTCTTCATTGATGCCGTACTTGCTCCAATCGTCCGGCATTCCCTGCAAACGCTCGCATTCCAAAGGAGTCAGCCGCCTGACGACGCCCGCAGCGTCCGGAAGATATGTTTCCGAGTCCTCCCGGAATTGCAGATTCGCCTTTGCTTTCAGCGCGTGCGCGGTCTCCGGAACGAGCACAGCTTGCTGATCGTGCATTGTGTCCAGTGTATTCGATTGCTCCAGCATGCTCATGTTGTGGAGCTGACCGTTTCCGACACAGATAGCTGTGTAATCTGTGATCCTGTTCTGGTGGTCTCCTGTGATTGTCGGCACAATGTACCCCTCCCCCGTTGCCTCGCGCGTCATAGACGGCATAGGTCCTGATGTCAGCTTCCATGATTAGCTTGCCGTTCGAGCGCTTCTTTCAGGATCGGAGGCAGGATCTTGTGTCTCCGCTCCGCTCTCCGCAGGATTCCAGTGCATGCCTTTGCGCTCAAACAGTATTTCAGAGGCGGTGAGTCCTCCAAAATCTGCGACAAGCGCGATGCGTGCTCTTCTCTGGGGCGTACCCCAAAACTGTGCGTCGTGTAATCGCCAAGCAATGCTCCAAGCTCCCACGTCTGAATAGAGGCATCCGCTGTACGGCCATCTCCCCCCGTCAGGCAGAGGCACATCGGGACTTTCCGGCTCTGCGATCCTGACGATCTCTGTGAGGACTGCCTGGAAGTCTCGCCCGCCGTTTGAAGTGAAGGCGCCTTTGACGTTCTCCCAGACCATGAATCTTGGCCGAACAGCCCAACCTGCATGCCCGTAATCTCGTCTGTCACGCTCTCGCATCTCCTTTATGATTCTAATCTGCTCCCTGAACAGCCCGGAGCGTTCCCCCGCCAATCCCACGCGGTTGCCCGCGATACTGAGATCCTGACACGGTGAGCCGCCCGTAATCACATCCACGATTGGCAGCTCATAGCCGCTGAGATTCGTGATGTCGCCGTAGTGGGTCATGTTTCAGTCCTTCCTATAATATGGAGTCTCGTACCCGTCGGCCCTGAGCGGGAGCCCTGGGGCCCATGCGCACGGAGCGCCCATGATCGCGGCGGCGTCTTCCACGCTTCGCCCGCCGATCGGCTCAGAGATAATGACCTCGTCATGGACGTGGGCGCGTATATCGTAGCCCGCGGCGTCGAGCCGGAGCATGGCGTCGCGCAGCAGGTCTCGGGCAGTTGCCTGTACACAGTTTTCCACGATTTTCCCGCCCCATGTGGAGAGCCGCCCGCCGCTCCCCTTAGTGTCCTGATACGTGAGCGCTAACTTCCCCGGGATATGCGGGTCATCTTCCATTCTCGCCCGGAGATACGCGATCCGACGCCCGCTTGGCAATGTCATCCAGAGTATCCCGCGCTCGAATGTAAATCGTATTCCGCACTTCGCTTTGGCGTTGCCCTTATGCTCTACGGCGGACGTGGCTGCGCGTTCAAGGTCATTCCACAAGGCCACTGTGCGCGGGTTAGCCCTGCGGTAGAGGTCGACTGTGTTCTGCATTTCGGCCTCCGTCATGCCCATCTTGTCCGCTCCGAACGCTCTCAAAGCATTGACTCCGCCGCCATAATTACACGCGAGCACAGCCACTTTACCCTTTGCCCGGAGTTCCCCGTTTACGCCGTGCTTCACAACCGGCACCTTGAACATCTGCGAGGCGGTCTCACAGTAGATGTCCTTGCCGGCGGCGAACGCGTCCAGCACCCACTGCTCACCTGCGATCCACGCGATCACGCGTGCCTCGATCGCGGAGAAGTCGGCCACGAGGAACTTGCAGCCGGTTTCGGGCAGGAGTGCGGTGCGTATGAGCTCCGAGAGCGGGCGCGTGACGGACCCGTAACAGGCAGCTATGTTCTCATAGTCCCCGTTCTTGACCATGCGCCTGCACTGGTCGAGCGTGTCCAGATGGTTCTGGGGCAGATTTTGGAGCTGGACAAGCCGCCCTGCGGCCCTGCCTGTGCGTCCTGCGCCGTAGAACTGGAAACAGCCCTTCACGTGCTCGTCGTGCGTAGCCGCGCGGAGCATGGCCTCGTACTTGGACACGGAGCTCTTCGCCGCCTCGCTTCGCAGCGCGAGGAACTGCTTGCTCTTGTCGCTCGTCAGCTCGTCTTCGATGCCCGCGATCTCCTTCTTGTTGAGCGAGGGGAACGCCTTGCCCTCTTGCTGTTCAAGCCAGCGTTTTGCCTGGGCTACGCTGTTCGGGTTCTCTAATCCCGTGAGCGCCTTGGCCTCCTGTGTCAGTTCCTCTTTGCGCCTGTTCGACATGGCCACAGCCTGTCTCGCGAGGTCGAGGTCTACACGGATGCCCTTGTCGTTGATCTTCTGATCCAGCCACCAGAACTCCAGTTCCTCCTGCGGTTGTGGGAGCCACTGCAGCAGTTTGTTTCGGATGGCACGCTCGGCCACCACGTCCTGTGCGTTGTACTCCTTGAAGCGCTCCCACTTCTCCGGTGAATCTTTCGGCAGGTTTCGCCTACGACCACCGTTCGTGGTCGTAGGCGTGCAGGGTTGACAGAAGAATCGGATCAGGGCGCGTCCGTCTCGGAGTTTGGCCTCGTCTTCCCGGAGGCCGATCGCCGCGCCCGCGTCTTTCAGACTCAGCGGGAGTCCGCATCGTGCAGCGAGGAGCATTGGATCGTCGAAGCGCTTGATCGGGGGACACAAGCTCCCCACAGCGGTGCGCATGGCGTTCCGCTCGAACGCGGAGTTCCACGCGCTGACAAGAGTGTTCTCGTCGAGGAGAGTCGCGAGGAACTCCGCAGGCAGTGTCTCGCCGGCGGTGAAGTCTACCGTGCGGACGGGCCCATCATCGAGGGCATAGGAGAGAAGCAGGATCTCGAAGACTGAGGATTCCATGTAGCGGTACAGACCGCACTTGCCAATGTCTACGTCGCTGAAGGTCTCGAGATCAACGAATAGAATGTGTTTTAGCTCAGGGTGCATGCTTTGTACCTCTTCCGTCGTATACTCGATACAGTCGATTCGCTGATACGGAATTGTGCGGTGATTAGCTTTGTTGCGGCCCCAGAGTCGATAAGTCGTTCTATTGTTTGTATGTCGGCCAGTGTGAGCTTTCGCCACGCTCTCCCGATTCGGTAAACATCAAGGATATTTTCCGCCCGTGAGTCGTAGCGTAAATTTTCTAATCTATTGTCACACGGGTCTCCGTTTATGTGGCACACGTCATGCCCTTTTGGACGCGGCCCTAAGAAGGTCGCGGCGACTAAAGTGTGAACCGGGATGGTATTTCTACGCCCCAGTGAAACGGTTAGATAGCCGTTAGACGCTTTACCTGCGGAGAGAACTTTTCCGGGCGAGATCCTTGTATGGCGTTCTCCGTTACGCTTTGGCTTACCGCACGGCACCGCGCGTGGTAGGCTTCTGATATGGCCTAAGTTACTGGCTTGATAGCGGCCCTCAAACCCGGGGACATCTTCCCACTGCTCTACCCTGTTGTGCTTCTCTCCCATGACATTAGTTCATCCAGTCCTCGCCGTCGTCGTCCTCAAAGTCGGAGACAGACGCGGTGCTCCCGGACAGCCGGTCGCCGTCGCGGCGCTTCTTCACGCCCACGATGCTGGCAGAGACACCGGCGTTGCCGCTGACGTTGTAAGCGAAGAACTCCACGACCGCGTCGCCGTAGCAGCCGGAGTAGAATTCATCCTCGCTCTCCACGCGGATGCTCTCCCTGGGGTCGTCAGCGCCCGCCACAGTCACGAGGGGACGCACCTTGTTGCTGGCGTTGAAGAACCACATTCCCTTGTACTCAGGCTTGTCGGGGTACTCTTCGTCGCCGTCACGCAGCGGCATGTGCAGTTTCACGGCAGGCGGGCGCTTGCCGTTGAACTTTTTGGCGACGCCCTTCTGGACAGCGGTCTCGCAGGCGGCTTCGATCAGTTTCACGGCTTCCTTGTTCTCCTTGGGGAACACGATCTGCACGGAATACTTATCCGGTTCGCCGTCCTCGTCCTTCCGCATTTCCAGCAGGTACGCGTAGAAGAAGCGGACCTCACCGATTCTGAGCTTCGTTTCGCCGAGCTTACGATTGTTGATAGTTACCATGTTTGCTGTTACTCCTTTCAGTTGTCAAACAGTTCGCTGATTCCTGTTTCCATGGGGTCTACGGCCTCACGTTTATCGCTCTCAGGCACGAGCTTCAGCTTGCCCTCGCCCTGAGAGACTAAACCACCGACCAGACCTTGGAAGTCCTTCTTCCCGATCATCTTCTCCATCACAGTCACGGACTTAAGGCTCCGTTCCTCGATCTGGTCAGCGGTATAGCCCGCATTGTTCAGGGTCTCACGGACAGACGCTTCGTCCGTCCAGACCCGGTTAGGTTTCTTTCCGCGCACCACTTTGTAGCCGCGGTAGTGCTCGCCTTTGAGCGCCTGAGCCTCCGCAAAGGCGAACAGGTCCTTGATCCACGACTCCGCGAGCTCCGCACGCGGGAGTATGTCCGCGATCGCGTCAGCGTCCAGTGTCGCCGCGGCGGGGAGCCCGGTCTGGAACAGCTTCAAGGACTCCGCCGCCCGAGCAGCGCAGATGGGCTTCACGGAACAGAACCGGCAGTGCTCGCCGGGTACGAACTCACCTTTGCCCTCGTAGGCCAGTTTCGCGGCAGGCTCTACGACTCCCGACGCCCAGACGATCAGGTCTTTTACAGTCATCGTCTCGAATGACACGTGCTGTAAGCGGGGCTGGACGATGGTCATCGTGATGGGGTCGTCGTTCGTGATGTCGTAGATGTACATCAGCACTTCCAGCACACCGAGCGCGTAGAGCCGGAGCTGTGGGTTGTTCTCCGCGTCCACTTGGACGCCGAGCCCGTGCTTGTAGTCCATCACGTCGATGTGCCCATTGCTCCCGACGATCACGCAGTCAGCGGTGCCGAAGCCCTCAGGGACGTACTTGGAATAGTCGACCCGGACTTCCAGCATGACCGTGGCGTTCGGGTCCTTGTCTACCTTCTCCATCACGAGGTCGCACCACGAGTCCGTGCTGTGCTCCATGTCCTCGGGTATCTCACCGAGCGCGGCGCGTTGCTTCTTGTACTGCGGAGCAGTGAGCCCTGCGGCGCGTTTCTCCTTTTGCAGCGCCCGCTTCACTTTGAGCTCGCAGAGCGCGTGGGCCTTGGTGCCCTCTTCCGCAAAGTGCGAGGCAGGGCGTCCGTAGAGCTCGTCCATGCGAGCGGAGAGTCGGGCGCTGGGAGGGCATGCTATCCACCGATGGGCGGACGACGCGCCCAGCAGCGCGTGTGCAGCAGGCGGCATCAGTCATCCTCCCCCGTTTCAGCGAGCTCCTTAGCGCGTTCAGCGAACTCCTCGTACCGCTCAGCGGGTACGTCGGAGAGCCGCTTGCACCCGAAGTCCTTCAGGATCGCGGGGATCGCGAGGCCGGGGTGTTCCGCGCAGAGCGTGGTAATGCGCTTCCTGAGCTCGTCAAGCGCGATGGCGGGCTTTTCAGCGGCGTCGGGGGTAGTGGGTGCCGGAGACTGAGCGGGCTCAGGAGCGGGCTCTGCGGCTCTCTGAGGCATGGTCTCCACCTTCGTGACCTCCGGGGCCGGAATCGTCTCGTGGATAGTACGGTCTGCGATTGCGTTTGCGATTTCCGTCCGGGTGAACGGGTCGAACTCCGCGTTGAACTGGATCAGTTCCTCGCAGACCTTGATCGCCTGGAGCCGCGCGAGCGTGCTCTCGGGCGGTACTGCGGCCTCGTCGATCAGCCGCAGGTCGAGATACAGCCGCTCCAGCGTCTTGGTCAGAAGTCGGTTGCAGTCGATGGCGCTTTTGTCTTCATTCATTTGTGGTAGCCTCCTTGCTTAAATTCCCCGCTCAGCAGGGCGATCACCGCTCCGACGCAGAGCGGAATGACCCAGCCGATGCCCATTAGAATTACGATGTCGTGTGTGCACATATGTGAATCCTCCTTGCACGCGTTTACAGCCTGACCACGAGCCGCCGCATAGAGACTCTCGTACGAGCCGCCGCGCCCGGTTCGAGCAGGCTCTCAAGCTCGTCTTCGGCGATCCGGATATTCCTCCCGAAGCGGACGTGTGGTAGCTCTCCGCTCTGGATCTTGCGATAGACCGTCTTGTAGTCGACGTTCAACTTCGCCGCGGCCTGTTCAATGCTTAGGTACTGCTTCACTGTTTCTCACCTTCTTCCCGCGTTTGTGGCGTGTCTGCGGCGCTCGAATCTTGCGTATTATGTAAGTTGTCGCCAAAAAATAAGCGCCTGGAATCTGCCTCGTTGTCGCAGAGCATCGTTTCAAGACGCTTTGCTACCCCGATCGTCATGCGCTCCGGGTCCTGCAAATACGAGGCAAGAGTGTTGCGATTCAGGTCAAGACGCTCTGCGGTAGAGCTCAGAGTCAGACCTTTTTCGGCGATCTTGCCCCGCACCGCGGCAGTATTCACGTTCAACATTGTTCATCCCCCCTTTCAGGCTCCGTCTGTGTGGCTTGCGTTTTACGTAAGCAGAGTATAGCAAATATGTTTTCCGCTGTCAATACTTTCTGCGAAAGTTTTTTCGCGACGTGCTTATTTTTCCTTGCGCTTTGCTCAATGGCGTGGTATACTCTGCACATAGAAGGGAGGTGTAAACGATATGCGTCCTCTATCTGAAATGATCCATAAGCGGCGTGCAGAGCTTGGGCTCACCTTGTTGCAGGTCGCTGAGGCGGCTGGTGTTTCGGAAGCGACGGCGCAGCGCTGGGAGAGCGGGAGCATCAAAGCTCTACGCGCCGGGCGGTTAGAGAAGATCGCTGCCGCGCTCCATACTACACCCGAGTATCTGCTTGGCATGGAGTTCTCCGACGGTCAGCCCATTCACTACGGGCGGCTGGACGAGGCGATCGTGGTAAAGCTGAAACGCGCAGGCTGTGACATAGAGCCGTTATACGATGACCGGGCATCCGATTTTGAAGACCTGGCGAACTATGATAATGAGGATGACATCCCGGGTTTAGATGAAGAGCTCTACCAGGTTATCAACGGTGAGAAGAGGCTCGTGTTCACCGGCGCAACGATCCGGTGCTGGTACGCACATAAACGAACCGTAGCCAATCTCCTGAAACATTGGCCGTCTATGCACCCTGTTTTAATAAAGCGTGGTGTCAGGCTGTATGTATCAGCAGAGTCCGGTATTACCGAGAGCATGGAGGAACAGATCGTAGATTTCATTGAGTATCAGCTCAGCAAGAAATAAAAAAGCGCCCGGTCAGAGCTACCACCCTCTGACCGGGCATGCAGGAACCTTTCAGTAAAGCATCACGTGCAAGGAGGCTTACTTTAGAGGCATACTGCGCCTCTATTGTAGCACCCCGCAGGGCGAATTACAAGGAGGAAAAACAAAATGCAGAAGAAACAGAAAACAGTCAAACTCTCCATCACGCTGCCAAACGGAAAGCGCAAGTACGTTTATGGACACACACGAGAGGAGGCAGAAGCGAAGATCAACGAGGTTCGCCTGCTCATGGGCATGGGTATCAATGTTGACGACGACACGACCGTAGGCGAGCTTATCAAGTTGTGGTACGACTCCGAGGTCAAGAGCCACGTCCGCCCGGAAACTGACGAGACCTACCGTGCGCTTATCAATAAGTACGTCATGCCAAGGATCGCGGCTATGCGCGTGAATGAGGTCCAGCCCTCGCACATCCGTGCTGTCATGGCACAGATGAACGGCATGTCGCGCGCCCGTGTCGGGATCGTGCTCCGCTGTCTGCGCGAGACGTTCGCACTTGCGGAAGAGAACCGCATGATCCTACGCTCCCCTGTTCTCTCCCGAATCAAGAACACCGGAGAGTCCGGAGAGTCACGGCACGCGATCACGCCCGAGGAAGAAGCCGCCGTGCTCGAAGCGGTCAAGGGCAACGAGGCCATGTATCGAACGGTCTGGCTCATGCTCGCTACCGGCCTGCGTCTCGGTGAAGCGCTTGCGCTCCCGTGGAGTCATGTTGACCTGGAGCATGCCACCTTGCGCGTAGAACAGATCCTCGTAGGTGATACGGTCCAGGAACGCACTAAGACCGCTGCCGGCGCTCGCGAGGTCCCTATCCCCTTTGACCTTCGCGACGCCATGATCGACTGGAAGCGTGAGCCTGCCGCCTATGTTCTGCACCCGTTGACCGGACGCGACGGGTACACCAAGAGCACCTTTGCGCGGGCATGGAAGAAAGTACAGGAGCTCTGCGGCCCCGATGGTACTGCCGTCCAGCTCCGGCACCAGCTCACGCCGCACGTGCTCCGTCACACGTACTGCACCCGTTGCTTCGAGGCGGGCATGGATATTAAGGAAGTTCAGTATCTCATGGGTCACGCCACACCGGACATCACGCTGAAGGTCTACACCGATTACTGCATCGACTCCCGGAAGGACGCCACCTTTGACGCCGCTCGAAAAGCCCGGATCAGTACCACGTTTATACCACGTCGCGTGGTATAAAATGGGTAAAACAGGGTAAAATAAGACCGTGTTTCCGGGTATGGAAAAAGCCCGGAAACCCCTTGTAATTACAGGTGTTTCCGGGCTTTTGAGTCAACTTTACATCGCAGCCATTATTAGAACCCGAAGTTCTATCGCATAAATCGTCAAATCCCCTGTAATTACAGGCGATTCCGAGGTCTAAGGGGAACAAAAATACCACGCGATTACCACATCACGATTCGCCCTGCGAGAGAAACGAAAAAGAAGCGGCCCCTCCCCTGTTTTCAGGAGAGAGGCCGCTGTCTTTATGCCCAGGGGTTATTCTTGTCGGAAGTCCACTTGCTGTGGAAGAGAGTGTAGCGCTGCGCGTCGGTGATGTTCATCCCTTCCAGAATTTCGATCACGTCCGCCTGCTTTACGCTCTCGCCGTTGTCTTCTCTGAGCTTGATGGTGGTTTGGAACTGGATGATCTTATCATCCGGCACGCCCTCAAACTCATTCTTGACTGAGCTGCCCCCGGTCTGATTGAGCATGTAGCTGTCAGCCTTGGATTTGGCGAGCGCCTTGCCCTTCTTGATCGCCTCGTAAAGGTCAGCTCCGGTCATGCCGGTCTTTGCCGCGTCCTCCACTGCTGTCCAGTAGTATCCGTTATACCGTGCTTGGTAATCGTAATACTGCGCGTAGTTCAGGCTGTACTCGATGCCGTTCGCGTCTTTGATGTACGTAGGCATTACCTGAGGAGTAATATCCGTCTCCCCTGTCGCGCGCACGGCGCTGTAGAGGATCTCCTGCGTGGAGTTTGTGATATTGTGCTCGCGGCTGTATTCCTCCGCTTGCAGCATATCAATAAGAGTTCCCCGGATACTCCTGAGCTCCGCCGTCCCGGTCTCATTCTTCGCGAGGCCGTTAAATCTCCCGTAGAACGTCTTGATCGTAGCGTCCTGCTTTGCGAGGATTGCCAAATCAATATTAGCCGGGTCGGCCTTTGCGTCTTTCGCAGACGCATCTGCGCGTTCATACATGCGGTTCACAACGTCGGTGGAGTACAGGCTGTCTTTGATATAACGGTTTCTCAGGCCGAGCGTCGGATCAAAGCGCGAGGAATCCATCGGGAGAAGGTCCTGGATATACTTCCAATAGAGCACCGCGCCGCTGCTGAGGAAGAAGTCCCACATCTTCGGGCTGGTTTTCGTCGCCTGTCCGATGTAGTACGCGGGCTTTGAGGTCGTTCCGTCGTAACGGTCCCACGGGTTAAGGTTCTCGTGCATGTAATCCGATTCGATCGGGCGCCCGAGGAAGTCACGGTTTGCGACCATATAAGCCGCCGTTCCGAACACGCCCGCCGAGCCGACGAGCCCGCCGAGGTCGAGCTGCGCGATCGCCGCTACCGGCGTGGGCATGAACTCGTCTGTTGCGTACTGATAGAAGTCATCGAACGCGTGCTCGTCGCCATTGAAGCGCTCCAGGAGCGCCTGCATGAACGACGTGGCGACTGCCAGTTCTCTTGGCTTTCTGAGCGCAAGGAACTTGCCGCTCGCCCCACCGAACAGGTCTGCCGGGATCAGGTAATAGCTGTTCTTGATGAACGTGGAGGTCTGCTGATATGCCTCTTCCGTCTCGTCGTCTTTGCGGTGGAGCGCCGTGAAGAGCGCGGCGATCAGCGCAGAGGACAGGAGATAGCTTGTTGCGCGCATCGCGGCCACCTGTGCCCGCATGGATTTCGGCGTGTCTTCTGCGGTCATGTACCGCACCATTCTGTCAACGCCTTGGACGTTTGCGTTGAAGAACGGGAACACACGGTTGAGCTGCTGGCTCACGTCGCCGCCGATCCGGAAGTCGGTGGTAATGTCCATCGCCCCACGGAAAGCGTTTTCCGGCGACATGCCGCCCATCCTGAGCCTGCGATATGTTGCGTAACGCGGGCCGCGCTCGATCATATCGCTCAGGAGCGTCAAGGAGTTCATGGGATTAAGGAAATGCCAGAGAGTGCGGAGTCTGCCATAGTGGACTTTCTTCTTGACCGATTCAGCGGAGTCCTTGTCCGTGCCGTAGACGGTCGTGGAGCCGCCGCCCATTGCGAGATATTCTGCATAGAGCGGATCGACTTCGCCGCCGACGGCGTTTGCGATGGTGTTCCAGTAGGTGCTCCCGATACCGTAGAGAAGTTTCCCCCACTGTTTGAACGGGGTGTAAGTGAGGGCCGTGCCAATATCGGAAAGCGCGTTGTTGCCGATCGACCAGACAATATCGTTGGACGTGAGGTTGCCGGTCATCATTCTGGAAATGCGCCCGTAAGCTTTCAGGATCGTCGACACGCGCATTTCGCTGCTGCCCAGAAGCGCGGTATAGAGAGTCGGATCGTTGATCTTGTAATACTCTCTGTGCCCGTTCCTAAGCACGCTGATCACGTTGCCGCTCGCCTTGCCGACGCTGTACTGTGTGATCGTGTCGGCAATTTGAGACATAACTGCAGCAACGGCCAAGTCCTTTGTGGCGGCGTCTCCGGCAAGCCCGCTGATCTCTTCGGCCAGCGCCTCTTTGATCCCGCTCAGGTCAACATTCGTTGCCTGAATGGGCGGAGTCCAGCGCTCGATGAACGTCGCGTTCACGCCCCTCTGGTTCACCGCGTTTGCCACTGCGAGGCGCGTGCGGTTCTCCATGCCGGCGCTGATAAAGGTGTAGGTCTGCGTGATCAGGCTGTCAATTGGGTTGTAGATGTCATAGCCGCTGCCTTTGAAGTGTTTGATGGGATTGTTCGCGTCGTTGCCCGTGTTCCCGCTGCCGCGCATCCTCGTTTTCGGGATCATGCGCCTAAACGGGACGTAGCACTGCCAGCGCTCCCAGAGCGCGTCTGCCTGCTCCTGAGAAATAATGCCCGTCCCAACGAGCCATTCATCCATGAGCGAGCGCTCGTAGTCGTAGACCTCTTCCGCAGCTGCCCGGAACTCCGGGTACTGTAGTTCGAGGTTATCAACAATCTTCTGCATCGCGGCAATGTTGTTGATGGAGTCATCTGCATAGACTCTGCGTCCGGTCGTTGCCAAGCGCTCGATACCATTGCGGGCAACAAGGTATTCACCGAACGCCGCATAGGTCTCCTTGTCATTCATGCGGATGCCGTGCTTATGGAGACGTGCGCTGAGTCCTTCCCCGACAATGACGCCGCCCGGTCCTGCGAGGTTTCCTGTGATGCACTCGCCCGCGATGTTGTCCGCATACGCGGCATTCAGCGCGAGCGTGTGAGTGTTCGTGCCGTACTCGTCGTCGAGGATCTTCAGGCCGTGTTTCCTGTCGATCATGTGCTTCCGGAAGTTGTCGATCGTGTCCTGGACCTTTTCTCTCCAGCTCCGGTAGTCCGGGATCTTCTCTTCGATGCCGCGTACCGCTCCGCTGCCGTGGGATTTATCCGCTGAGAAGTAGGCGTTGGCACGGTCCGCGATCAGGTTGAGCTTGAAGCGCTCTTCCTCCGAGAGCGTGTTCAGGAACTTGGGCGTAAAGAGCGGATAGTTCTGCGCGGCCAGCTCACGATTGGTGAGATACTGCCGCACAAATTCCGCGATGCCCTCTCTCGGCCACTGTTTCTTATCCTTGTACTGAGAGAGGAACGCCGAGCCTGCGCCGTTGATCAGTTCCCGCTTCTCTGCATCGGTGAGATCGTCGCTGATGTCGTAGAGCACGTCGAAGTGATGGCCGATCTCGTGTGCGGCGGTCACAAAGTCGTTCCCGTTTTTAAGCCGGATGCCGTGGCTCCTCCGGTTGTGAGTGCCGAGAACGCCCTTGCCTCTGATGCCGCCCACGGAGATTTGTTCGCCGAATACCTGCGCGAGCTCCGCCATGAGGTCGGTGAGGCTGCGCACGGTCTCCTTGTTGTCTGCCATGCGCTGCGCGCGCCACTGGTCGGCGCGGGTCGGGCCGCTGTCACCGATCGCGGCGTCGGTGGTGGCGTCGTCACCTTCTTCCGCGTCCAGCATTGCGCCTTCTTCATCCTCAAAGCCGCTGTCAAGGAACGCGTCTTCATCGTCGCCATCGAAGCCGCCCGTTTCGTTTTCTTTCGGGGCGAGGATTTCATTGATCTCCTGCTCCCTGAGTCGGAGCTCAGCTAAACGATCGGCCTTTGCGAACTTGCTGTTGATGATGTTTTTCAAGGACGCGATATTCTTTTTGTGCGACTCCAAGCGTTCGCGCATCATCTGCGTGTACTCTGAAAAATTTTGCAAAGTGGATTCCAGTTTTTGAAGAGTACCTTTGGCGCTGTCAAAGTTAACGCTCACAGAGTGTTGTGCGTTTCCGATAAGCCTAATATTGCCTGAGCTTGATATGAACAGATCGAGCCCGCCAAACGAGCCAACTTTCGTGTCTTTCGATTGTATGGTCGGGTCATGATACTTCTTAGCGAGATTGAGGAGAACATTCATCGCCTCGGCACGCTTAGTGTAGGTTTTCTCATCCAACGTGATCGAGAATTTATCTCCGCTAAGGTCAGGAGCGGCCTTCGCGTCCGCTTCCCATTTTGGGAGAGTATTTTCCAGATAATCGGCAAGGGATTCTTCATTAGAAAGCTCGTCACGGGCGTTCATGACGCTTTGCCGGTAGTTCTTTTCCTCGGCTTCCAGTTTCGCGAGCTCCGATCGGACTTGGAACTGCTCCATAATAATAGGATTGCCGGAGGTAATAGCCATGATCTCCGACGCGGACAGGGCAAGCTCGCCGTCGCCTTCTGTCTCACGGCCATTAACTTGGCCGTATGAAACTTGGTTAATGATTGCGGCTTTGCGTTGGATATTGTCCCACATCTTCGCGTCAAACGTACCGTTTGTAACGTAGATATAGACTTCGACCTCGTCGTTATCGTTGCCCTGTCTCAGGTAACGTCCATTGCGCTGCTCCAGATCGCCGGGTCTCCATGGGCAGTCAAGGTGATGAAGCGCAACGCCTCTCTTCTGGACGTTGAGTCCTGCGCTCATTTTCCCGGTCGAGCCGATCAGTACGCGAATCGTGCCGTCGTTTACCATCTGGCTGAGCTGTTCGCGTTGTTCGTCGTTCTTAGCGTCGTGGATGAAAGCGATCTCGTTTTCAGGGATACCCTGCTTAATTAACAGTTGTTTAAGATCATGATAGAGCTGCGCGGTTTGTCCGGCGTCAGTCTCAGTGGCGTCGTTCTTCTTACGGCCCTTTTGACCCGTGGGGGTGCCGAAGTCACAGAAGATAAGCTGCGTGCCTTTCTTCGCAGTTGTTCTCTCGTGAATCTGCGCCACGTTCCTGACCAGATTCATGATTCGACCGTTTTCCTCATACGGAAGATTCGCGTCGAGCATGCGCTGAGAGTATGCTGCTTTTCGACCGTCACTGGTGATCTTCAGCATGTTGTCCTCTTTCGGGTCAACGCGCCCTTTTTTCACGGCCTCAGCACGTTCTGCGAGCTGTTCGATATACTGCTTTTGGATTGGCGAGGGCTCGCTCTCCACGAGGATCATTTTGCCGCTCTTCATCTTCGGGACTTTGACTTCACCCTCGGGGAGCGACGAAACAATGTCTGCGAATTGCCGGAAGAGCTGCATCAGTTCCGGGACGTTCTTATACTTGGAGAGACTCTGCTTCTCTTGGAACCCTGATCCATTCGGCTTGATCTCCAACGTATTTCTAACGTCGCCGAACTGATTGATCCACGCATCTGCGGAATAGATGCCGAGCTGTTTCAGCAACTCCTCCTGCAAGTACCGCTGCATGGTGTAGAGCTCTACCGCGGAGTTCATGACAGGGGTCGCCGTTGCAAAGACTACGCCTCGGTCGTTATTCTGCTTCAGGAGCCAGCGCGTCTTCATATACATATCAAAGGAACGCCCCGCGCCCTCCGGGTCTCCGAGACCGCCCACATTGGACAGGCTTGAGATATAGAAGAGGTTCTTGAAGTTGTGCGCCTCGTCTACGAATAGGAAATCAACACCGGTATCCTCGAATATGATATTATCCGCATCGCGTTTGTTCTTTGCTTCCAACTTTTCCAGTTTCGCCGTGAGTCGGTCGATTGCCCGCGCTATTTGTTTTACGGTATGCGTGCGCTTTCTGGGGTTTTTTGTGTTGGGGTCGCCCATGGACTCCATCAGAGCGCGTAACTGGTCAATCTGCGCCTGATAGAAAGCCTTTTGTTTTTCAAAGGCCAACGGGATAGCTTCAAACTGTTCGTAGGTGACAATGATCGCGTCATAGTCGCCGGTCGCCATCATATTGGCGTACTTTTTGCGGGTTGACGCGGAAAAATCGTCGCCGGGGGCAAGAAGTTTCGCTCCGGGGAAATACTTAAGGAACTCACCTGCCCACTGAGTCGCAAGAGACTTCGGCGCAACGATCATCGGCTTCTTTGCCAGACCGAGCTGACGGAGCTTCATGCAGGACGCGGCCATAACGTAGGTTTTGCCAGCGCCGACACAGTGGTCTAACAGAGCTTTCCCCTCTTGAACAATTCGTGTGATCGCGGCCGCCTGGTGGGACCTCGGTGTGATCTCCGGAGCGCCGCCAGGGACGGTCAGTCCGGTGCTCTCATAGCCGGATTTCGCGTATGCGTTGAAGTTGTTATTGTAGATCGTGCTTAAATCCGCAGTTCTATCCGCGTCCGTCCAAACCCAATTCTGAAACTCCTGCACCATTCTCTCCATCTTGACTTGGATCGCAAGAGTTTTCTCACGGTTGACGACGCGCTTCCCAGTGACCGGGTCCTCGGTATAGGCTTTAAGTGACTGGTTATTCAGGACAGCCTCGAAAAGGACGTTAGCGGGTCGCCCTTTGAAGCCCCATTCAGAGCGAAATGCCGTAGAGTTCTCGAGATACTCCTCGCCCCACTTTGTGAGTTCGACTGAGTATTTACCTGCTTCGGGGATATAGTGGACTTTTATAAGCTCTCTGGATAAGCTCCGAGCATGCTCGCCCATAAGATAGGCGAAAAATTCCTCGTAATACGCGGGGTCAATCCACGTAGCGCCGGGGCGTATGGCAATATCAACCGGTTTCACGTCTTCCGGCAGGACCTTTTTCAGCGCCTCTACGTTCTTCTCATACCGCTTATCTTTCCGAGCAAGCGCCTCAGCATCGCGAAGCTTCGCACGGACGTTGCCGCTTAGATACTGTGTACGGGGGATCAACTGCTCGTCAACGGACAAGAACGCGTGCTCCTGGTCCAGTATCATCTGACGCGCCTCTTCGGTAGTGATGCCAAGGAGCCCCCCGATACGCTCCGGGTCGATTGAAGCCGTCTCGTTCAGCGAGACCGCAATAGCTTCCGGGAGCGACTCAACACTATCCACGGCTTTAACTGGGGCAACAGTATCTTTCCTGAAAATGTCCGCTTTCTCCGCGGTCATCTTCGCGCCTTTCCCCTGAACACCTTTCTCAAGAGACTTCAGGAACGGCAGGTCTGGGTCGTCCTTCAGTTTACTAAGGTTGGTGCTCTTGTTAATCGGACCGTAGGCATTTACAAAATCGTCGTAGAGCGTGTTCAGCTCTTTCCGGAGTTTACTGATGTTCGCCGGCTTATCTCCGCGCTGCTGCATTTCAAGAAGCTGTCTGGCACGCTCCTTAATCAGCATAAGAGCGCCGATCTTCTTAGCTTCGGCTTTGGAGAGATCAATGCGCTCTGCCATGCCGTCAGTAGTGACTCTATAGATTTTTCCGTCCTTGGCTACATGAGAACCGGGTCTCCGTTTCTCCTGCTGATGCTTCTTGCCGATCGCGGTGTTGGTGATCTGCTCCGGCGTCGGCTTTTCCGGATAGTCCATTTTGCCGGTGATACGCTTTGCGGCGTTCCTGATCTGATCACCGAGGCTCATATCCGTTTCGAGGGGATTGAATGAGACCCAACGCTCCGAGCTGTTCTTTTCAGCACGGTCAGCATCTCCATTATTACGCACAGACGATGTTCTGACGCCGAGCACCATTTCCGGATGGGTATAGAAGTATTCATTTACCTGCGCATCACTCTTACCCGCCGCCCATGCAGGCGGCGCGATTCCGTCCGGCTGTCCCGTAGTGATAAACGTTTCACCGGAGTACGGCGTTCCGTCAGCCCTGCGTTTAAAAATCAGGATGTCCGTCACTACGTCCGTATCCGCATTCGACTTGAACGCGGTGTTCGGGAGCCGGATCGCGCCGAGCAAGTCAGCGCGTTCGGATATATAACGCCTGAACATCTGGTTCTTAGCGTCCATTGTGTAGCGGCTCGTAATGACGATGACGATGCCACCGGGCCGCGTGGACTCCACGGACTTCGCGATAAAGTAGTTGTGCAGCGAGCGCGTCGCGACGTTCGGGAACGTCCGATCCGTAACGGGAGTGGGCGCGAACGGAACGTTCGTAATCACCACATCCATGTAGTTCTTCGGGATCGGGGCGTCCTGGAAGCCCTGATTAAGTACGTCTACCGTAGGATAGAGCGCCTGAGCGATTCCCGCTGTGATCGGATCGAGCTCGACCGCCGTCCAGTTATAGGGCTTTCCGCGCAAAGCCGCGGGCATTGCGCCGATGAAGTTTCCGGTACCAACTGCGGGCTCCATCATACGCCCGCCCTGGAAACCGAGCTGGCCGAGGATGTCGTACATAGCACGCACCACTTCAATGCTGGTGTAATGCGCGTTCTGTGTAGACTGCGCTGCGGCTTCAAACTCTTCCTCGGTCAGAAGTTCTCTCAGCCTGCTCCTGACTTCTGCCCACTGACCAATTGCCCACTTGTCAAATGCCAGTTGAAGACCGCCCCATCCAACATACTTAGAGAGAGCGACCTGCTCTTCCGCAGTTGCGGGGCGCCCGGTTTTCTGAATGTCTTTCAGGATCTCGATCGCCTTAATATTCGCCGCGAGACGATCTGCCGGTTTATCGGGAAGGTCGAGCCCGGACTCCGGAATCACAAACGAAACACCGCGTGGATCGGCACTCGGTTCAGCGCTGACTCCTGCGGCGTTAGGCATATCCGGTTTTTTCTCCGGGGCAGGCGCCGCCTCGGGCTCTTTTTTGGTAGGCTTCTGCTCGGTAGGCTTTTTCTCAGCAGCCGGTTTGTCCGTGGATTCGCTGGCCGGGGGTTTTTCGCTCAGTTCACCCCGTATATCTCCTGATTGATGAACTCCTGTGCCTCGAACTCCTGTAGACCCTGATCCATCAGTTTGAGAAGCATGTCCAGAAGATCCTCTCCCCGGCTCTTGAGAATCGGGTACAGATCGCCCGTCGCTTTCAGCCCCTTGCACATCTTCGGTTTGAACTCCGTCCAGTAGTCCGCCAGTTGTCTCCCCTGCGGTGTCAGATTGTAATACTCCTCGCTCGTCAGGTACTTCTTCCACTTCACTGCCATTGGTATCCTCCTTTGCTTCTCCGTTTTCAGCTTGGCTCTCGACATTCGTTGGCTCGCTTGCCTCTGCGGTAATTGTACCATCGCCCTGAGTCTCGGTCAAGCCGGTATCTGCGGGCGTGCTGCTATCCTGCGTCGGGGCCTCGCTCTGCGTCGTGGGCGCTTTCTCGGTCGTCTCGTTCGGAGTCGCAGTCGGGGCTTTCTCGGTCGGCTGATTCTTGCCGCTCTTGCCGTCCTTCTTTCCCGTTTCCTGCGCGGTCTTCGGCATATCATCAGCGCTGGGCATTTTCCCGACGATCCCTGCCACGGCGGGATTGTTCATCACGGTATCGACCGCGCCTTGCAGACCGCCGTTGTAAATCCTGTCCGGGTTAAAGAGGTCTCCCGGGGCTACCGGCGTCTCGGTGCTGCCGCTCTGCGTCTCCGGAGTCTGTTCGGTCGGAGCCGGAGCGTTGGTCTTCGGCGCTTCTTCGGTGAGCTCGCCCTGATCGTTTTCGCCTTGAGCGGTATCTCCTTCGGTAGCTCCGGACTGCCTCTCTCTGAGAATCGGAGCATCCGCTTTTCCGGCTTCGTACGCTCCCTGTAGCTGTTCGGCTGTAATATTCTCCGGGGAGATATTGATAATCTGCCCCCTGACAGTTTGCCGCCACTCCTGATCCGTGATATTCCCGTCCACTCCGTACGCATAGCCGTTCACTGCAAGCCCTACATACGCTTCGGGGTCCTGCCCGTCCTCGTACAGGTTGATAAGCGTTTCCATCGCAGACTCAGAGCCCATGAATTTGGCATTGGTCAGAATCTCACGAATCTTCGCCAAAGCGTCCTCACGCGTCGTCTGGCCGCTGGGCACTTCTTCGGTCGCGGGTGTTTCTGCGGGTGCCGCCGCTTCCTCTGCCTGGAACGCATTGTTCTGTGTGGCAAAGCGCACAAGCCCTTCGATCGCATCTTCTCTGCTACCGAAAACGCTTCTCCGCATCGCTCTGTTATTGTTGCCCCTGCCCGCTGCGCTTCTGACGGTAGCGGTATAAGTACCGTCCCCGTTTTCATCCACACGGTACAGGAGCCCGTTGTATACCCATCTGTTACCGTTGGAGAGCGCGTCGCGCATCTCGTCAACAATAGCCGCAGTATCGGCGTCGAGCGTGTCAATCGTGGAGCTTTCCGCTGCCGGAGCGGGCGCTTCTTCATCTGCCTGTTCCATCTGCACGTCGGTCTGCCCGTTCACTTTGAGATACTCGTCGAACGCCTGACGGATTTCCGGTTCAGAGATATTCGGGAACTGTGCCTGAACCGCGTTTGCAAATTCGTTGTAGCTCGCCACATAGTTGGGTCTGGCCTCGTTCACGGCGGTATTGACAGCACTGCCAAGCCGTTCGGCCTGCTCGCTCTTGCTCATTTCAATACCGCGTTTCTCGCGCTCACGCTCCATGATCTGCGGCGCGTTCGCATAGATGAACCGCGCCTGCTCGTCGGAAACGTCGCCCGGGAACTGTACGCCGGTGAGCTCTGTAAACACTTTCTGCACGCTCTTGTTCGCAGGATCGAGCGCTTTCCATTCATCGGTCGTAAGTTCTTCGCCGTTGATGAGCTTTGTGAACGTATCGTTGAGAGCGCCCGCCTCGTCGAGCGGGAGCCCAAGTCTGTCCATGATGATGGTATCAGACGGGAGCATGACCGTTGCGTCCTCATTCTGGGCTCTGACCTCTGCCGCCTGCTCCGCTACCTGCTTCGCTGTCATAGCCGCGGTCTCGGGGACACCGAAGTGCTGGTTGACCTCGTGGCCCACTTCAATAGCAGAGTCCAGCGCATCAAATACGCCCTGCTTGTAAACGTCGGTGTACTTGGAATTATTCTGCTTCGCAACCATGTACCGGGCGTAAGCGGTATCAATACCTGCTTTCGACTGCTGCTCAGCCTTGCGCCAAAGCTCGTTGGCCTTGTTCGCAGCTTTCGCAGCGGTAGCGAGCGCCTGCGTATCCCTCTTCGCCTGTGCACGCTCCAAGCCCTTCTCAGCTCGGGTCTGCGCTGCCTGAGCACGCTGAAGCGCCTTAGTATTGTTACTAACAAGGAGGTTTGTCCGCTCCTCCGCAAGATTGTACCGGTCGCCCTGAACGTAGCCAACGCCAGAGAAGATGCCGCCGGACATCGCTCCGAGAAGCATATCCTTTCCGAGCTCAGACCACATTTCATCAAAGGTCTGCGGGTCTGCGCCATAGAGCGTGCGGGTCTGGAACCTGTAGTTAAAGAAATCCGACGCGCCCTCTTCGAGCGCTTCCGTCAGTGACGAAACGCCGAACTGCAAACCCTGACCAACAAACCGTTTCACGGAATCTGAAGCCCGCAGTTTTTCCACCGCTTGCGTGATCCAGCGCGTAGTCATATCGTCGAACGTACCGGCTCCGTATGTGCGGGCGAGCGGACCGGCGACGTTCCACATCGCTTCGGTTGCTTCTTCGATCAGAGTCTGCGACGCGGCATATTCGAGGCGCTGCTGCTGAGTAACAGGCTTCCCGTTTTCCTGCCCCCACTGATACGCTTCTGTTGCGGACTGGCCGAACACTCGTGCGCCAAAACCGAGCTTGCCGAGGCCGAGCTTGCCGAAGGTGAGCATATCCATCGCGTTTTCGGTGACATTGGAGAACACGTCAACGGCAAGCTGCCCGCCGACGCTCAAACCATCTTTCGCCTCTTCACGGTGCTGTTCGGACTGCTTTCGGAGGTCAATGCTGATTTGGCGGAGTTTATCGCTTGCTTGCAGTTTCGCGTCCGTATTCCGAACGTTGATCTTGGTATCAATCTCTTCGCGCCGCTCGATCTCTTTCAGTATCCGGTTTGCCTCTGCTGCATCCCCGCGCTTAATGGCGTCCATGCGCTGCGTAATAAGATCGGTGAAGCCGGTAGAGGCGAGAGCCTTTTCGCCTTGGAGCTTTGCAATCTCCCGCTTTGCCCGCTGGATATGGTAGGTATCGCCGGTCGCCTCTGCATTCCGAAGCTCGTCCTGAAGCGAGGCGAGCCGACGATCATAGGACCTATCGTAAGACGTACCGGCCTTCTGCTTCTCAAGGTTGTCGATCTCCTTCTGAAGCATATTGATGGCCTGCATCGTCTGAATCCTGCGGTTGCCCTGATTCTTCTCGGTCGCGTCGATCAGGTCGGTCTGCAGCTCACGCATGCGCTCGTTAAGGCTCTGTCGCGCCTTCTCGTCATCAAGCAGTTCTGCCGCAGTGCCAACGTTGCCGGAAGCCCAGCCCTCAATACCCGAGCCAACGGTGAGACCCATTCGGCTCTTTCCGTCCTTCGTGTTCTCCTTGCCGGTCGTGATCTTGCTGTAGGAGTCGAAGTCACTGACCGGAGTTGTTTTCTGCTTGGTCGTGGTCGTAGCCTGCTGGTTCGGCTTCTGCGGGGTCGTGGTGGTCTTGCCGCCTGTGATCTGGCCTACCGTGCTGTAGTCGTTATAGGAGGTCTTAGGCTTCGTCGCAGTGGTGGACTGCGCGGGCTTCGTGCTGACGGTCGTCGTCTGCTCACGGGGCTTGCCCTGCTTTGACGCAAGAGCCTCATACCCCGCTAAGCGGTTCTTCTCTTCCTGCTCATCCTTGGATTTTGTGATGCTGTTAATCTTAAATGCCATAGAGTACCTCCTTAGCTAACATCAAAGCCGAAGGTTTTCAGCTTTCGGACGAGAATGCTGCCCTCCGAATCAGTGAGGCCGGCGCTGTTGATAGCCTTCATCAGCGCGTTTAAGGAATTATAGCGCGCCCCGTTCCATGTGAAAACGCCCTCGTCCTGGCTGTAGTCAAGACTTGTTCGCCCACCGGCGTTCGGCGTGCTCCCGCTCCCGTTGGTCTGACGGTTCAAATTGGCGACGGACGTATAGCCGTTCCCGCGATTCAGCCATGACTCATACTGTGCTATTGCCCATTGCAGCTTGTCATTAGACGTTAGACCGAGCGCCTTCTGCACAGCGGGGTCGTGAAAGTATGCCTCGACTGTTCTGCCCTCAGATTTTGCTTTCTGCTCGATCTGGCTCCACCATGCGTTACTGTACATAGCGGCATCGCCTCCGGAACTGGAACTGCTTCCGCCGCCACTGGACGATCCGCCGCTGCCGGAACGTCTGCTTCCGCCTGATCCGCCGCCCGAACTTCGGCTTGCCGCCTGAGCCGCTGCGGCCCTTTGTGCCGCCTGAATCTGAGCTACCATCATTCCAGTATCACCAAGGTAAGACTGCATAGCCGCGCGTACATTCTCCGGCACGGCGTCCATGGTTCCGTAATCTTCGAGAATGCTCAGGCCGAGCTTTGCAAGCTGTTCCGTGTTCTTGTCCTGATCCTGCTGCAGCTTGTACTGCCGGTTCCACTCGTCGCTCGCAAGCTGATACTCCCACTCACGGTCCTGCCGTGCGAGGTCGTTCATGTACTTCTGGTACGCGAGCGTGGGCGTGCCGTTCCAGTAGCCGGTGAGGTCTGCCACCTGCATGGCGTAGTCGTCGGCGTACTTCTGCATCTGGAAGTTGAACTGCGCCACGTCCATGTTGTAGGACAGTGCCCACTGCTGCAGTGAGATGAGCTGCGAGAGGTACTGCTGACCGAGCTCAAGGAGAGCGTCTGCCTTCTCGTACTCCCCGTTCGCACGGAGCTGCGCGATCTGCTGTGCGGTGTCGTTCGCCACCTGTGTCTGCTGCTGGTTCAGGGACGCCTGAATCCGCGCGGTGTTGTTCATCACCGCGTCGTACTGCGCGGCACCGATGCCGCCGCGGTCGCCTCTGGCCTCCGCGTACAGCGCCTGATTGTCCTGCGCCTTGGCACCCTGAATCGCCGCCTGATTCCTCTGCTCCTGAAGCTGCTGGTTCGACTTCTCCTGTGTCTGCTGCAACTGCCGGATGCCCTGCGCGGTCGCGTTGTCGATCTTCGCCTGAGCCTGCTGCTGTGCCTGCCCGAAGTAGCTTTCAAGGAAGCTCTGGATGCTGGACGGGTCGTACGGCTGCATAGCGGCGCCCTGAGCCACGTTAGAGCCGTAGGCTACCCCTGTGCCCCTCTGCGCGGGAAACGCGCCCACGGGCCGCTGTGTGGGCTGCTGGGGGGTCTGTGTGGGCCGCTGCTGCTGCGCGAGCCGCTGGCCGAGCGTCTGACCGGTGCTCACCGCGCCATTGGGCGACATGGGCGTACCGGCAGGCGCGGGTGCGCCCTGCGGGGCCACTGGCTGCTGGGCCTGCTGCGAGCCCGCGGACTTGGGCAGCATGGCCTGTGCGGCTGTCCGTGCCGCCTTGCCCAGTGCGCCCGTGGCCCCGAGCGCTTTCATGGCCGCGCCCCCGACGTTCAGGCCGAGCTGGACAGCGGACGCGGGGATACCTGAGCCGTCGGTCTGCGTCGGCTGCTTCACGCCGGATACGACGTTCATCGCTGCCTGCTGTTGCGCGGGCGTGTTGAGAACCTCACCCGGCGAGGCTGTGGGCGTCGTGCTCTGAGCCGCGTCGCGGGTCGCCGCAGCACGCTTGTCAACAGACGGCGTTACGTCCTTCGCATAGGCGTAGGTCTGCGGCTCATAGACCTTGCCGCTCCCGCCGTTTGCGTTCGTCGTTAGGTCTTTAGTCTTCTTTGACGCCATTTAATCACTCCTTTCTGCAAAAGAAAGCGCCACGGGGCAGATAGCCTCGTGACGCTTCTTTCATTCAGTTGTCAGGATTTGAGCTGTTCCAGCACGCGCTGCAGGCCGCTCCGGGTGTTCCCGTCCGGGGCCTCCTCGGCGAGATGCTTGAGCTCGTTCATGAACTCCTGCCGACTGTGACCGGAGTAGTCATTGCGAACTGCGTTCGTGCGCTCATAGGTCGCATAGGAGCCGCCGTCCGCATAGGAACCGCCTCCGTGGTACGAGCCGTTGTAGGAGCCCTGCCCGTTGGTGTACGAGCTGTTGTAGGAGCCGTTGTACGAGCCGCCATCGTAGGAGCCGCCCTGGGAGCTGTAGCCTCTGTAGCTGCCGTTCTCGGAATACTGACTGCCGCCGCCCTGCTCCATATCCATGATGCAGTAGACGTTCTTGGCGATCTTCGACATCTTGTACACGTCGTCCAGCTCTTCACGGGAGCGGAACTTGCCGCTGCGTTCGACTTCTTCGAGCTCCTTGTCAACGATCTTCAGGATGTTCTTAAGGTGTTCCATGTAGTATGCCCTCCTTTCTCAGCGTCTCACGCCTGCGTAGTTGATCACGATGTTTGCATTCTGCACGTTGATCGGCTGGGTGCTGATGTTGCGCACCGACACAGAGCCGCACCGGCAAATGCAAGGCACGGAGACGATCACGTCCGTGCCGACGTTTCCGTACACATCGACCGCTGCAGGGGTGAAGCGCATGATGCTGGACGGGTCAACCTCACCGTCGATCGCGATCGCAAGCGTGATCTCTTCGACCGTTCCGGCGGGGTCGCCGGGAACCGCGATGTTCGCGTGAAACGCCACCTGATACAGCGTCTCCGGATACCCGGAGCAACAGCACCGACGGCGGCACGACGCGCCGAGCGCGGAGGGCGAGGCGAGGCGGAACAGGCCGCTCTCGTCTCTGTGGAAGATCATGCCGCGATTGCACGGCACCGGGGACTCCGTGAAGATAACGCTGCCGTTGGCCGGAACGAGCTGGATGCTATTGGCTGAGTATTCAGCGGCCATAATTGCCACCTCCTATCAGCCAGCGAAGCCGAGATTGCCGTTGCAGCCGCAGCCGCCGTTGTTGAATCCGGGATTGCAGCTAAAAAGCGGGGTGTTTCCCGCTACGGGCACAGTATTCACAGGGCAATTTTTCAGGCGGTTATACAGGGCATCGACCTCCGCGTTAAGCCCCTGCTGGAAGGTTGCGGTCTGCGCCGTCTGAGATGCCGCGAGGTTCGCCATATTGAGCTGGTTCTGCAGCCCCGTGTTCTCACGCTGGGCCTGAGCGAGCTGGCTCTTCACGCCGTCAAGCTCAAGGGCGCAGAGCTTGTCGAGCACCGCCTGATTGTTGCGGTTGCAGTTCTCCATGATGTCGCGCACGCCCTCGGCGAACGCCATCTGCTGCTGGCCGCCCGTGGCCGCGATCTGGGACTGCACGCCGTTGAAGCCCTGCATATTGGCGGTCTGCTCAGCAAAGGAGCGATTCAGAGACGCGATCTCGTTCGCGTTCATCTGCTGCGCAATGCTGTTGGCCGCACCGTTCACTGTGGCATTTACACCGGCGAACCCGGCGCACAGGGAGTTCTGCACATCACCGAAGCCGCTGGTGACTTTATCGCCAATGCTGGAAATAGTGGTCTGAAGCATCTGGTCGCGGAAGCCGCTGTTGATGTTCTGGCTGTTGTTGAGCCACGGATACAGACCGAAGCCGCCGTCCATGCCAGCCATCATGGGCCACATTCCACCGCCGAAGCCGAAGCCGTTGCCGCCGATCAGGAGCAGAAGGAGAATCCAAGCCCAGTCCCCGCCGAGCCCGAAGCCGCCGCCTCCGTAGCCATAACCGCCCATGGGAGAGACGGGCATGACCATGCCAGTGCCATTTTCGCTCGTAAGTGCCATAGTGTCATATCCTTTCTACCGGGAAGCTGTACCCGGTGAGGCTGCAACACGTCGTCTATGCGTTGCAGCGTTAGAATTTATCAACCAACGCGTTGCGCACCCGCGTTAGATGATAGCAAGGTCATCTGCGGCCAAAGGTGTTAAGCATCTGCTGGAATGCCTGCAATCTCTGGTTGCTCACCTGACCGCTCTGCACCAAATGTGAAAGAATCTGCTGCGGGTTATTCATACCCGGAGGAATGCTGAGTCCGGCCTGCTTGAGTGTCTCTGCCGGATTCGCCTTCAATTCCTGAAGCATCTGCATCGGCGTCTTCTGCTGCTCCTGACCGCCGAGCTGATTGAACAGACTGCTCACTGCGCGGCACCCCCATCGCTGGGCTTGGCCTCAGCGGAGGCGTTCAGGAGCGCACTGAGCCGCGCGTCGAGCTCCGCCTTGGTCACATACTCGGACGGGTCGAGCGGACGCACAGCGGGCTCAGGAGGGCGTCGCACGTAAACGTCAAGCTTTGCCTGCCCGTTCGGGGTCGCGGTCTTGATGAAGATCGCGGAGTCGTCTTTCGCCATCATCATCTGAGAGGACCCGGCGCCTACAGGGTATGACAAAGCAGCCTGCTCGTTCTCCACCTGAATGATCTCCGCCCGGATCGTGGGCGGGGTCATAAGCTGTGCGTTCTGCGGCTGCTGATAGAACGCACCGGGATTATAGGGCTGATAACCGAAGGGGTACTGGTTATACAGAGCCATAGAATCAAGTCCTTTCATTCGTCGCGATACCAATAGTAGATCGGCACACAGTGTTCACTGTTCCATGCGTCATGGAGCACTCCGTCGATCACACAAGCGACGTGTCTGTTGCTCTTGACCACGAAAGTACCCTGAGGATGCTCTGAGCAGAAATCTGCAACCGTGTAGCAGTCCGGGCAGGTGTCCGGCACGAGCGCACGCTTGAACCCGTGCTGCCTGAGAACCGCGCCCCAAACCCTATCGGAGTTCGGGAGGTCGCCCATCAGGAAGCCGGTCTCCGCGAGGATCGCATACGCTTGCTCCCACGTGAGACGGAGCGCACAGGCAATCGCGCGTATCGCACAGTCTCCCGCCCCGTCCACCTGAATCGGGTTTGGATTCCATTCTCGCCACATTGCGCTCGCCTCCCATGCCTGCGGTGAGGCTAACACAAAAGTGAGTGTTTTCGAAAGAACGCCACAAGTCTGCTTCAGGTCAATAAAAGGTCCATTTTAGGTCGCATTTTGTGCCAGAATTGTTGCCCTCCTCAGAACTTGATCTCCTTCGTCGTAAACGATCCGCTTAACAGTTGTCAGCGACAGGTCGTGCTTCTCTGCCAAAGCCATAAACGATTGGCCTTTGAACCAGTGCTCACGCAAAACATTCTGATCCCTGTTGTTTCTTACATACTCAGAGATGCAGTGATCTACTACGCTGTTTGCTACATCTTCAGGAATTCCATGGTTCATATACCCGCTCCTTCCTAACGATTACGCGGCCACAGGAGCTAAGCCCGTGACCGCGTTTGCCGCTTCAACGAATTTGATTAGACTTGTCAAATACTCACCTGCGCAAGAGCTCGGTGAGCGCTGAGGAAAACCGCTCCGCGTAACTCAGCACGGTCGATTCGTAATCGGTGAACGCCGCGTTTACACATGTTTTGAAACGCTCGCTTGTTACGATCGTGTCGCCAACATAGTAGTTGAACGCGAGCTTTCCCATCTCGTGCGGGCTCACGTTCGTCTCTTTCTCACTTACTGTGACGTATACTGTGTTTCCGTCGCGCACGCATGCGAGCGCATACGGAGTCTCGTCGCCTGGACGCCGGTATACTGCCTCTACAGTCCCACGGCTCCCGTACGCATTGAGCCACTTTGACATATCAAACGCCACGCGCCTGACATTCTTTTCACCCTGATACCCGAGGCATAATACTTCCCCGGGGCGGGCATCAATTGTGACCAAAAGCTCTGCCCCCTCTCGTTACTCAGGATAGTTGGGCCGAATGGCGCACGTGACGTAGCAGCTGCGCCGTTTGCGTTCCATCACGCATCCGCCGTTGCAGTTGTCGCCCACACCGGTGTTGCCCTCAATGGTCGTGAGCGTGCCGCCCGTTGGCGAGACGCTCTTCACGATGCCCACGTGCTCCGTTTTGTTCTTCTGCCCGGAGAAGTCGAAGAACACAATGTCCCCGGGCTTAAAGTCCTTCAGGATGATCTGACGCGGGCTCGCTGCGAGATAGCGGTTGACGAGGCTCGTGCAGGAGCCGGTCTTGTACAGGTTGAAACCCGCCTTGTGAAAAACCCAAACGACGAACGACAAGCACCACGGCTGGCCGTTCAGGCCCATCCATTCGCCGTACTTAGTCATATTCGACCCTGCCGGATGCTCCGCGTAATCGAGCTGCAGCTCCGCGATGTCAAGCACACGGGCCAGCGTTTTATCTTTCAGGGTGGCCATCACAGGCCACCCCGCAGTTTGTTGTAGCTGCTGGTGCTGATCCCAAGCAGCACGCCGAGGAAAGTGTCAACGGCGGTGATCGTGCCCACGATCTGCTCACCGTACGGGAGACCCCAGATGCCCGCGAGGGCGAAGTACAGGGTCCCGCAGGCCGGGAGCACGATCTGAGCAAGGTATTTCAGCGTGTCGTAGGTCTTGTTGCTCATCTTGAACATAGGCATTCTCCTCTCATTGCAAGCCGATGGTGGCCATGGCGTAGGCGATGAGCCCGCCGAGGAGCGCCCACAGAATCTTATCCATGAGCCCGTCCCACTTCTTCGCGGGCTTCTCGGCCAGCGTCTTCACGTCGGCTTTGATCTCTTTCAAGTCGTTGTCCATGTGCGTCTGGTTCGACGCCAGTTTCTCCACAGAAGCGGTCAGAGCGCTGAGGTCGTGGAGCTGCTGCTTCACTTCTTCAATCTGGTGCTGATTACTCTTTGACCGGGCCTCTGTCTCTGTCAGTCTCTCCACGATCTTCACTTCGTCCATCAGGCGAATCACTCCCTTCTCTGTCCGGTCTGTCCGGCGGGTGAATGAGCTCCTCGTGCATGCGCAGCACGCGCTCCATGACCTCCTGCTCGTAGGTCAGATAGTCTGCGGTAGTCATAGTGCTTAATTCGGCGCTACTGCATAAAGCGCGGATGGATAAGCATTTGCAGGCACATAATCGGGATAAAATGTATAGCCATTGAATATTAGCTGATCAACTGATAATCGTCAAATTTGTATTGTATGATTTAGGCGGATATGGATTATCCGGATCATTGATATTAACAGATACGTCTCCACAGTTTAAAAACTGCATGTCAAATCCGTTCGCGCAGTCCAAACCACCAGATGCCTCCCGCTGTGAAACTACATTTCCGGAAATGTAGCATCCGTTGAACATAGTACGGATATGGAT